CTCTATACAATAGAGGTGAACTGGGTACACCTATAAGAATAAGGATAAAATAATATCAAACTTCTTAAATAATATTAGAAATAATATTTAGAACCCCCTAGCTTTAGCTATGGGGAGACTCAGTTAAAGGAATTTAGTAGTACATTTGATTCACTGTATGATGAACTTGCAAAAGAAATTTATAACAACATGAATAATAATATGTCAATAGATAAGTCAGTAGATGAAGCATTTTCGTCTACTGATTTTGTTAATAATTTAGAAGACAAATTATTAGAAACTATTATAGACTGCTATAAAATAGAGTATGATAGTGAAGAAGAACTAAACGATACATTATTAAATAAGGCTTGGGTAGGAAATGAAGCACTAAAAGATAGATTAGATTCATTATCAAATACTATAATAACACAGATGAAAGACACATTAAATTCTAATAATATACTCTTAGAATCATTTACGGATTACTTAGATGATACATCTACAAATATGGATTTATACAATCTAAAAAGAAAGTTGAATCCATATAGCGAATATGATAACGGTGTGTTAGATATAATAAATGATTTAGACAACATGAAAGATAACATAACGAAAGAATCAGTAAATAAAGTATCATCTGCTATTAACGGGATTATAATGTTATTGCTGGCTGGTATCATTAAAAAAGGTGTTAAATCATTTATAAAGAATAGGTATGTTATGCTGTGTAATACGGAAGGAGCTAGGGCTAACTTTGAAGGATTATTGCGAAAAACTAAAAACAAAAGTGATGTGTTTGGTTATAGATGGATGCTGTCACCAATACACCATCAATTCCCTTTTGATATCTGTGATGTTAATGCTAATAGCAATGTAGGATTCGGCAGAGGAATATACCCAAAGAATCGTATGCCAATGTATCCAGCTCATGGTCATTGTATATGTAGAATACAAGCGGTGTACAAAAAAGACTTAGGAACTAAAGTTAATAACAAGTTTGATAATAAGGCAGTAAATAAATATGTAAGTACAATATCAGAAAAAGATAGAAGTAAATTATTTACAAGAGCTAACTATGAATCATATAAGAAATCAAATGATACTAGGTTAATAAACAATTACAGTGGATATGTAGACCCACATGTAAGGACTTGACAAATTGTACTAAATATGTTATAATAGATAAAGAATGTGAAACAAAGTCACAGGAAAAAGATTAAATGATAAAGGGGTAAAATGATGACACTAGAAGAATTAGCAAAAGCACTAGGACTTGATACGGAAGAGAACAAGGATAAACTTCCAATTCTAAAGAAAGAGTTTAATGCTAAAGAAAAGGCAACAAAAGAACTAACTAAGAAAGTTGAAACTCTTGAAGCAGATGTTGAAAAAAGTAAAGCAAGCACTGAAAAACTAGATATTGTAAAAAAGGCTTTTGACCTTGATATGGATGCAGAAGATTTCGATGAGATGCTTGATTCTGTAAAAGAGAATATGGCAAAGAGTGCTGGTGGCGGTGTAACACCTGATGAAATTAAAGCACTAAAACGTGACCTTACCAAAGCTACTCGCGAAAAGGATAAGGTAGTAAAAGAACTAGAAACACTAAATACACAGCTTACAGAAGAGAAGAATACACGTATTAAGAATAATGTTCGTTCTGAAATTCGTAAGGCACTAGATACTAATAAAGTTATTAAGCCGGAACAGATGATGGATTTGTTTGCAAACAGGGTTAATGTTGATGAAGATGGTTCCACCTTTACAATTAAGACGGATGATGGCTCAGAGCTTTCAATTATGGATTACGTAGCTGATTGGTCTAAGGACAATCCAGAATTTGTTAAAGTAGAAACTAAAGGTGGTAGCGGAACAGGATTATTTGATAAAGCTGGTGGTGGTAATAAAGCACCACAGAGTGATGCAGATAAATTCATGGCAGATATTCTAGCAACAGCTAAACCAGTAGAAACAAAATCATTGGGTGAAGCGTTCGGTGGTAGATAAATAGATTCAATTAAAGGGGGACATAAATATTGTCACATACTTTTGGAAATCATACTCTTACAGGGTTTGATAAGACACTCGTCCTATATCAGGATGGATATATGGGTAGACCAGTAACAGTTGATAAAACTACTGTAGCAGGTTTACAGCCAAACGCCGCAGGTAGATATATTATTCCACAGGGTACATATCTAACGGGTGTTAATGGTTCACTATTAGAAAATCCACAGCAGAAAGCAGTTGCGGCCAATGTAACAGAAGCACATTCTGTAGCAACAATCAATTCTTCTGTAGATATTACGGTTAAGGAATCTGGGGTAATTGCTTATAAGTTCTCACTTGTAAAAGCAACTACAGGTAGCCCGGTAGACCCAGAAGATACATCAGTTAAGGGTAGTATTGCTTACGATGCATCTACAAAGAAATTTACAATTACACTTGCAGTAAATAAGTCAGGTACTATTATTTCTACTTACGATGATGTAGTAGCACTAATTAACAATGATATTACAGCAAATACATTTGTAACAGCGGCTCTATCAACAGGAGTTAAAGGTACTACACTAGCAACTGTAACAGCATCAGATGTTACAACTACTGCCGCAGAAGGTAGTGCAGAAGTGGTAACAGGAATTATTGACGGTATTCTTCTTCATAGTACGGATGTAACAGATGGTGAAGAGTTCGCGGCAATGATGTACGCAGGATATGTAAATATGGATAATATGCCAACTGTACCAAGTACATCAGTAAAGACAGCACTTCCACGTATTACATTTAGCCGTGTAGACTAATTAGAGGGGGAATAAAATATTGTCAGCAGTAACAATTTTTGATATTATGACACCGGGGAATGTAATCTCTTATTGGGATGCACGTAAGGGTGTTCAGAATTACATGGGAGAAATGCTTTTCCCACATACAAAACAGCTAGGTACAGAACTTACTAAGATTGGCGGTCGTGAAGGTATTCCAGTAGAACTAAAAGCTAGTGCTTTTGATACTCAGACTACATTCCGTGACAGACTCTCCATTGAGACTCGTACACAGACCATGCCATTCTTCAAAGAAGGTATGAAGATTGATGAGAAGATTCGTCAGCAACTTCTAAATATTTCCGCAGGTGGTAATTCCGCTATTATGAAACCACTTATCAATAACATCTTTGATGACACGACTAATCTACTAAAGGGTGCTCGTGTTGTACGTGAACGTATGGCAATGGAACTTGTAGCAACAGGTAAAATTGTTATCAACAGCAACGGTGTAGCTCTTACATATGATTATGGCGTAGACAATGACCATCAGAAGGTAAATGCAGATACTAATTGGTCTGACACAGAAAATGCTAAACCACTTGAAGAGATGAGCGAGTGGGTAGACGAATTTAAGATTCTATATGGTATTGACCTTGGTTATGCACTAATGACTTCTAAGACTTTCGGTTATCTAAAGAATAACAAAGGACTTATCAAGCAGTTATATCCAACAGTAACAGACCCAAGCGGTCTAATGATTCGTAATGACCAAGTTCGTCAGACTGTACTAGAAACAACTGGCCTACAGATTCTAATTAACGATAACATTTATGCAACACAGGTTAAGGGTGCAAATAAGAAGTTCTTCCCAGACAATGTTGTATCATTCCTACCAACAGGTGGAACACTTGGTAACATGGTATTTGGTACTACACCAGAAGAGATTGACCTTCTAAACAATGCTCTAACAAGCACTAAGGTTCAGATTACAGATACAGGCGTTGCAGTCAAGAATAAGATTCTCGACGATCCTGTCAATATAGAGACGATTGTTTCTCAGATTTGCTTACCATCCTTTAGTTCAGACGTTGAAGGTGGTGCAGGTGCTATCCTAATTGCTAACGTAGTTCCAACAGCAGTATAACATAGCATCATAGCTTATGCAATATGAAGCATTTGCTTCTGTAGCAATTCCAAGAAAATTAAAAATATCATTAACGCAGGATGAAGTAGACAAGGTATTAAGGCCTTGTCTACAAAAGTCTTGTGAGCTTGTTAAAAAATATGCTAAAGAGCATCATGGATATAAAGATAGAACTGGAAATTTAACAAGAGCTATTTCTTATATGACTATAAAAGATGTAAAGAATAAATACAATCTTATAGGCAAGATTTATATAAATGATAAAATAGCCAAAGTTGATAACAAATATGGCGGCTATGGGTATGGAAAATTCGTTACAAACGGAACAGGTATTCATGGTGGTAATGGTTATTATTCAATATATCCTAGATTTAAAAAAGCATTAAAGTTTAACGGAAGAATAGTACATCATGTAAATAATCATCCTGGCAGTAAAAGATATGCTTTTCTGGATAATGCTATAAGAAGAACAAGGTCAGATATAAGAAAAATATTTGAAGAAGGTTTATCAGAAGCCTTTAACAAAACAATAAAATTAGGGTAGGTGAGCAATAATAGCTAGTTATAGATTATATTTTGAACTAAAAGATTTAGATGATAATCTTCTAAAAATATATGTAAAAGAACCTATACTAATAGATACAGCAAATTATGTAGAATCATTTGCATTAACATTAGGTGTAACAGCTGATAAAATTGCTTTACCAACACCTTATATTGTATCAAGATTTGCACAGTTATATGCCTACATGACCACAGCGCAAAGAATGAGTACATTCTCAAAGGGTGGTTCCGCTGATAATGATTCATATGCTTTAAAGTATAATATGTATAGACAGTTATTAAAAGACTGTGAAGCAAGACTTACGGCAAATAGTTTCACTAATGGTCAAAGTGCAAAGAAAAGAAAATTTCCGATGACAATAGAAATGCAGAGGAATTAACATATGGCTTTTAAATATATTGAATGGTATCCTTTGGCAGAAGGATTAAGAGATTTTTTAAAAAGCTATACATATGATGATGGTAGACATTTATTTGAATACCTACAATCAGAAGATAAAGAATTACCAATTCGTGTTGGGGCTATAAATGCAGGTGAATATCCAGCAATAGATATACTATTCGGCGAAGAAAGCGGAATGAATGAAAGACCAAAACAAGAAAATGGAGCTTTAGTTCAATTATGGGTAGATATATATTTAAGCGGGGCAGATATATCAGCAGACATAAATAGTTCAACAGAATTATATAAACTAATGTATAAAACAGAAAAAGAATTATTTATAGCATTAGCAGAATATAATAACTTAATGAGAAAAACATTAGGTATAGCAACAAATTTACAGGTAACAGGAATATTATCAGATGGTGACGAAAACATACCTGTAAGTATGCAACACAGAATAGTAATAGAAATAAATTGGCGTAAATCTAATTGATTTACATTATAGAATAGATAAGGGAGGAATAACATATTGGCTAATCAGGCATTTTCTCTTTCAGAAGACCTTCTAGTCGGCGCAGGTGAAATCTGGTTTAGCCGTGATGGTGATAACTATGGACTCCATCATCTCGGCAACTGTGAAGAGATGAGCTTTACAGTAGATGTAACAAAACAAGAAAAAAATAGTTCAATGAATAAAAAGCGTACTCTAATGAATAGTGTAACAACTGCGGTAAAACCAAAGGTATCAATTACACTAGATGAGTACAATAGTTTTAATGTGGCACTAGGGCTATATGGAAATGAGTATGTGACTTCTCAGGCGGCTAAGACAGTTGTTGATGAAGAGTATACTGTATTAGGAGTTCCAAGTGTAATTCGTGTAAAAGATGCAGACGGTAATGGTTATTATGAAATTACTGATGTAGCAGTTAAGCCACAGGCAACTGTTCCAGCAGTAGCATCTTTTGTATCAGTATCAAGTTCTCTTGGTGCTTTATCAACGGTAACAAAACCTAATGATACATACACAGATGTACTTGGTGGTAAAATTAAGATTGAAGCTGGCACCTTTGCTGGCACAGAAGATGAACGTATCTTCTTCAATGTTAAAACAGCACCAACGGCGGCAGGTAGTGTAGCAGGTCTTGTACTTGATGTCAAAGAAGGTGTAGTTGGTGTAACTCAGGAATTTACAGCTACAACTGGTGCATCTGAAACATTTACAACTACAGGCGGCATTAAATTTACTGTAACCCTTGGTTCTTCGAATACGCTAACAGTATTCCCAGCAGGTACATTAGGTGAAGCAAAAGTAGTAGCCGCAATGACAGCATATGTTAGTGGTAAAGATTATGTTTGTAGTACACAGGATTTACAGGCTGGTATTATTCGTATTAAAGAAACTTCTGGAATGGCAAAGGGAGATATTGTTAAAGTATCTTATAAAGTTCCAGAACGTCAGTCAGTAGATGTATCTATTGGTGATGCAGGAGATATTACTGGAAGTCTATTATATACTTCTGATAATAACTCTGGCCCAAATACTGTAATTGAGTGTTGGCGTGTTAAAATCAGTCCTGATGGCGACTTCAGCGGAATTATTTCAGACAATTTTGGTACCTTTAAGATTACCGGTGATTTACTAGATGCCTCAGATTTATATCCAGCCTATCCGTATGCGAAGGTTACAACTATTGGACGTACAGGTACTGATAGTACAACTAAGGGAACATATGACCCTAAGTGGTAATTAAAATAAAGTAAATAATTTTCAAAGACTCGCAGAAATGTGGGTCTTTTTTGTTGACAAATTTATAATATGTGTTATAATGTAACTATAAACAAAAATAAAGGGAGATTGAATATATTTGAGTAAATTTGTGGATTTAACGGGAAAACAATTTGGTAGCTTAACAGTTTTACATAGAAGCGAAGAACGATTAAGTGGTAAGGTAGCGTGGTTATGTGAATGTAATAAATGTGGCAAAAAGAGATTAGCTACTTCCAGAGGTCTTAATATTGGGCAAACTAAATGTGATTGTACTCCGAATATTCATACAAAACATGACATTAGAGGGCAACGTTTTGGAAACCTAGTTGCTAGGGAGTATATAGGAAAATCAACATGGCTATGTGATTGTGACTGCGGAGGAACAACTAAAGCTAGTTATAATGATTTAAAGAGTGGTAAGAGGAAATCATGTGGTAAATGTACTACACAAGTCAAAGATATTACTGGACAAAAATTTGGTAAATTAACTGCTATTGAGTTAGCATACATAGTAGATAATAGAGCATATTGGAAATGCAGATGCGACTGTGATGGGAATATATCTACCCATAATGGTAAAGATTTAAGGATGGGAAAAATAATTTCTTGTGGCTGTAGTAAAATAGATAGTGCTCAAGAAAGAGTAAAAGACTTAATAGGGATGGAATTTGGTAGTTTAATCGTAACTGAAAGAAGTGGAAGTACAGAAGAAGGAAGGGCTATATGGAAATGCACTTGTATATGTGGAAATACTTGTGAAGTAACTGGACATAGTTTATTAAACGGGAATACACAATCTTGTGGACACGGATGTATAAGAATAACAGGGTCAAGAAATGAAATTGAGATTAAAGAATATATTCAGTCTTTAACTGATACCGAAATAACTAAACCAAAAATGCTAGATATTGGTGACGGGGGTAGAAATAAAGAGATAGATATTTTTATGGAATCAAAAAATTTAGGAATAGAATATAATGGTTCTGTATATCATGCATCAAAAGGAGCGGTTTATTCTAATAAGCCAAAACTATATCATAGAGATAAATTCTTAGCCGCCAAAGAACAAGGAATTCATTTAATTTCTATTTTTGATGTAGATTGGAATACAAATGCAGATAAAATTAAGATGTATTTAAAATCACTGTTAGTTGATAATAAAAAGATATTCGCAAGAAAATGTGAAATTAAATCTGTAGATAGAAAAATAGCAAATGAATTTACTGATAAATACCATCTACAAGGACATGCTAGATTGTCTTCTATTAACTATGGTTTATATTATAATGATGAATTATTATCTGTAATGTCATTTGGCAGATTACGCTTGCAGAAAACAGAAGAAGGTCAATTTGAATTACATAGGTATTGTGTGAAAGACGGATATACTATTGTTGGTGGTGCTAATAAATTATTAAAAGCGTTTGAACGTGAACATAATCCTAAATATCTACTATCATTTAGCGATAATGATTATTTTATGGGCGGTATTTATGATAAATTAGGATTTACAAATGATGGTCAAAGTACACCTAGGTATTATTGGTTTTATCATAATGAAGAAATTAAACGTGAGAAATGTCAGCTTAAACATCTAAAAGAAAAATGCCCAGAGCTATTGCAAGAAGCATATGATAATGAAGCAAGCAATAAAGAAGATTATGTAATGTTAAAATTAGGTGCTTGCAAAGTATACAGAAGTGGTAACACAAGATGGATTAATAACTATGTGTCTTGACAAATTACCAAAAGTATGCTATAATATAAGTAATAGTTAAAATAGAGAGGAAGATACGATTGGTAGATAAAGATACTATGGGTAAAGAGATGGAAGTCCTTTTAGCTGAAAAAGAAATTAAGGTAAATGATAAAACAGTTGTGGTTAAGCGTTTTTCATTTCTTGATGCAATTAGACTAGCATCACATACAAGTGCTATTATTGCAGAAGTAATCAATGATTCAGAAAAGACAGCTGGTGCTGTTACTAGACTTATGTTTAATAGTGGCAATGAAAAAGAAGATAATGTAATTAGAATTACAGGATTTGTTGAACTTCTAAGTATTGTTGGTGATGAGGGCGTAGAACTCTTAAAAGAAATTATGGTTAAATCAACCAATATGGATGAAGAAGAAATTGAAAATGTTGATTCTGTAGAAGGTATTGATTTAGCTTTTGCTGTCTACGAGGTCAATAAAGGTTTTTTTATGAAATGTATGAACAAGCTCAAAAAGGCGATTCCGAATATGAAGCCGAAAAAAAAGGCAACAAAAAAGGAGAAGTAAGAGTAAGTTTATACGAAGCATTACAGGTTCTCATAGAACACGGGCATAGTAAAGAAGAAATATTAAGAAACTACAGTAAAGAAGAACTTGCGCTATTCTATGAAAAATGTGTTAAACAGGATATGAAGCATAGTGCAGATTTTATCCAAAATGTCGTATGTGCCATCGGGGGAGCCTTCGGTGGTGCAAAACAGGTAACAAAAATGATAGAGGAAATGCGTAAATAGTAACAATCCCTAGTTGAATATAGCTAGGGATTTTTTAATAGATATAGGTGGTGGTAATTTGGCTACAGAAGAAATAGAAGTAGAATTAAAGGCTAAAGCGGGTAATCTACAACAGACATTAGAAAAAATGCAAAAGACCTTAGATAAATTATCTAGCGGTAAGCATGAAATGAATCTAAATACTAATGCTGATGCTATTGTAAAATCATTAGGAAATGTAGATAAACAGCTAAAGAAATTATCAAAAAATAATAATCTAAATATTAGCCTAAGTGCTGGGGATACATTAGCTAGATTAAAAAACATTGATGATAGACTTAAATCAATAAACAGAAATAGCAAAGTTAATCTTACGGCAACTACTGGTGGTACTTTAAATAGAGCAATAGACCAAGCAGAAAAGCTAAACAGTTCACTAGGTAAAATAAAAAATAAAAATATTAGTGTAAGTACAAGCGGCATTGACGATGCAATAGCAAGACTTACAAAGGTATCTACACTATTAGATAGTATAAAATCTAAAAGCATAAAAGTAGATGTAGGAACTGCTGGAGTACAAGTAAAATCACCTACAGGAACTACGTTAACACCTAAAGTTTCTGGAACAAGTTCTGACTATAATAGTTATCAGAATAGAGCAATATCGGCGGCTAAAGTATTTAATACTGCGCCTATTGGTAGTTCGGATGCTGTAAAAGCAAAGAAAGAATATGAAGATGCTTTAAATGCTTTAATTAAATTTAGAGAAGCAAAAGGTTCAGTAGCTTATACTACTATTGGTGCAACGTATAAGAGTATTGCCCCAAAAGTTGAAAAAGATTCTGCCGCTTATAAAGTATTACAACAAAGAATAAATGAAGCTAAAAGAGCTACAAGCGAATTAAATGGTACACAAATAAACACTAAATCTAGTAGTTCTGGTATAATGGATACAGCAGAAAAACTACAGTATTTTATTAGGTTATTAGGACGTTCTTCAAAGGGTGTAGGTTCTGCTGGTGAAGCAATGTCAGATGCTCTTGGTAAAATAGGTTCTGGTGGTGGTGTATTTTCAAAGGCGGCATTTGGAGCTACCGCAGTAACCGCGGTATTTGCGGCTATAGCGGCTGGTGCATATATGGTAGTGCAATCAATAATGCAAGTATCGAGCGTGTTACAAGCATTTGGTGGTGCATTGATGACTGTACTACAGCCCGGTTATGAAGTATTTGAATCAACTACTAAAAATATTTTAAGTTTATCCGCGGCTTTACAGACTATGGGGCTTATAGACGGACAGACAGTACAACCCTTTCAAGCTATGTCTGCCGCTGTTAATTTAACTAATCAGGCAATGTATAGAGCACAAGCAAGTGCTTTTAGTTATAAAGAAGTATTAGAAGGATTAGCAGGTACTTTACCATTAGTATTAGGTAAAGGAGGAACAGCACAGCAAGCCTTAGATATTTCAACTGGTGTAGCCGGTGTAGCTAAACTAACAGGATTAAATCAGAATCAGGTATTACAGGAAACACGTGACCTATTACAAGGTACAATCACAGCAAGAACATCTCAGGTAGCAAACGTATTAGGTATTACAAACTATGACATTGCACAATATAAAGGTAATATTGATGGGTTGTTTACCTTTTTGCAATCTAAGTTTAATGCTTATAATCAGGCTATGCAAGCCTATACTAATACTCTTCCGGGGTCTATAGAGCAGTTACAAGAATCTATTGGTATAGCGGGGCAAACAGTAATAGATAATTTTGCACCATCTATAACAGCAGTAGCACAGTATGTAACTTCATTATTGGGCACATGGCAAGATGCCAATGGTACAATTATGGATTCCAATGGACAAGTTACTGATTCCATAGGAAATGTGTATAGTTCCCTGGAAGAGGCAAATGCCGCTGGCGTACAATTTGACGAAACAACAACATCATTTCAGTCAAGCGATACCCTAAATGAATTTATACAGATGCTATCAGATATATCAGATTTCTTAGTATTATGCGCGGATGAAGTATATAATTGGGCAGAAGCAAATGGATATATTGATGACCAAACACCTATATTTGAAACATTAGGAAATCTGATAATGATATGCTTAGCTTATGTTACTGACACAACATTAGCTGTAATAGATTTTGGCGCTGAATTCGCTAGGGTTGGTAGACAGATATTCAATACTGTATTAAATCCACTATTAACAGGTTTAGAACAATTGTATTCTCATATTGTTCAGATTATAAATGGTTTTGCATCTATGGTAGAAGCAGGTAATGCCGCGTTACATGGAGACTTTGCAACAGCAAGTGCAATTAAAGATAACGCAGAAGCATATGCTGAGAATGAAAGAAAATATAGAGATAGAATAGGTGATGAAGCCTATACTAGATTCACGAATCCTAATACGCCAATATTTGGGGATAGCACTGGATATGGAGGATATAGAACTAGCGGAAAATTCTCACAGATGATGGAAGAAGCTAAATCAAGTGGTAAATATACTAAACTATCAGATTGGGCAAAGCAAGCAAAAGAATCTGGAATAAATCCCGGGGCTATAAGAGGGGTAGAAAAGCCGGATGATAAAGTGGCAAAAAAAGCCGCAAAAGAAGCATTACAAGAAGCCAAGAGATATTATCAAGAACAGCAAGAATTATTAAAAAATGAACTAGAAGATATAAAAGAACAAATAAAGAAAGAATTAGACCATGTAGATGCTTTATATAGTCAGGGATTCTTAACTGTAGAAGATTATTATAAACAGAAAACAGATTTAGAAGCACAACAGGCTAAAGCTGATATTGATTATTATAATAAACTTATAGACTTAACTAATCAGACACCATATAAACATGAGACAGACAGACAAAAAGAATTACTAAAATTAAATAGAGAACTACAAAAAGCAACAGCTAAATTAGGGGATATTGCAGAAACACAGAAATATCTAGTTGATGCTACGGAACAAAGTATTACTATGGCGGGTCAATATGGGACTTCTAATGCTGGCGGTAAACCTGCGGGGGGTCAAGTTGAATTAGCTGATTCTATGACACCCTCTGCTATAGCAAAGGCTATTTCTGATGGTCTTGGTGGTGCCTTACCTCCTGAGTGGGTTTACGGTCAGATGGGATTTGAATCTGACGGATTTACTAATAATCTTGTAAAAGAAGGACACCATAATTATGGTGGATTTAAAACAACTGATAGTAGTCAAAAAGTAGCTTTTATTTCACCAGAAGGGGATAATTATAGACATTTTGATACAGATAAAGAATATGTAGAATATGCTATAAAGAACTTCAAAGCTTATGCAGAAGATGGGGTATTATCTGCAAAAAGTATTACTGAGATGGTTCAAGCACTTAAGCATGGTGGATATTTTGGTAGTGCTGATGTATCAGGGTATATTGGAGGTACAGATAGATATTCAAAAGAATATAATGCTAGCGATGCGGCTACATATGCTACAAATGCGGTTAATCAAGTAGGTAGTACCATAGATTCAGCATTAACACAGGGGTTTAATGCTTGGAATGGTCAGACCATGGATAATGCTAGAGTTGGTTGTGTAGAGGCAGTTAGAAAGATAGGTTCTTGGTATAGTGAATTTTTAAAAAAGGAGACCACTAATAGTGTTCCTACATTAGTTGCTGATGCTGTAAATGCTGGAATACCAAAAATACCTTTTGATGAATCTAAACTAGATATTGGTGATGTTGTTGTATATGATGAAGATGAGCATGTACTTATTTATAGAGGAAATGGAAAAACTGTTGGTAACTCAAGCAACGCCTTGGGAGCAAGTGGCCCCGGAATGGTTAAGGAACAGCCACTATACCAAGGGCAGACACCAACTGCTATATTAAAAACAGGTACATCGGGACTTCCCACTACATTTACAGGGGCTAATAGCAAAGAGCAGGCAAAGATAAAGGGCGATTTAGAAAAAGAACAAGATGATTTATTAAAAATAAATCAAGAGTATTTTGGGACAATGAGTTTAGGGCTAGAACAAGAAGTAGAAGGTATACGAATAGCCTATGAACGAAAAATAAAGCAAGCATCAGAAAAAATAAAGAATACTAAAGATGAAAGACTAAAGAAATTATACACAGACATAGCTAATAAATTAGGTGTAGTAAAAGAAGTAAAAATAAATGAAGTATCGGAGAAATATAATAAACAGTATATCGAATATAAATTAAAGGAGCTAGAAGAAAAAGCACAACAGATGGCTGACCATTTAGGACTTATTTTAGAAGATGGTACTGATATATTTAATAGAGCATTAGCTAGTTATACTGATATATCTAGTGCAATAGAAAAATATGGTCAGAATTATTTTGAAGGTGCAGGAGCTAAAGGAACTGATTATGAGACCAAAAAAGTAGCTGACTATGTAAAGGCAATAATGTCATCAGGAGCTAAAGATGAAGCTATTGGTTATCTAAAAAATTTTAGAGAAGTAAAAGCAGTAGTAGACGGTTATTGGGCTAGTTTTGCTAAGAGTATAAAAATGATGACAGATAAGGTTAGCGCATATTTTGACCATCAAGCTAGTTTAATTGAAAATAATAAGTTTATTACCGCTGGACAAAAAGAAAATTTAAAGACTAAAGTATCACAACAAAAAGCACAAACTCTAGTATCAGCTGGTGAGGCCACTATAAGGAAGTATGAGATGGAGGCAGGTAAAAATCAAACGGGGATATTTTCATTAGAGACTGAAAGGGCCCCTTTACAGAAAAAGGTTGATAACAAGACTATTACAAAAGAAGAAAGAGCTGTATACGATGCTATAAATTCACGTATAGCAGATTATAACAATAGAATTATTGATATAAATAATAATCTAATACCAGCAATAAGAAATGAAATAGAGTTAAATAAACAATTAGCTTATATGCCAACACTACTAGAACAAGTAGGAATGACTTCTAAACAAAGTCTTGAAGATGGATTACTTACATTCCTAACAGATAGTGTTAATGAATGTAAGACATTAGGAGAAGCATTTAGTACATTGATTGTGGGTATGTTAAAAGATTTGCAGAAACTATTTGCTAAAAAAATGATAAATGACCTATTTGGTCAATGGTTTGGTACGGGTGATAGGTCACAAAAATCAACAGCTAAAGAATCACAATTTATGCAACAGCAAAATCCATATACAAATTATACTAACTATCAATTAGCACCAACAAATTGGGGGCTATCAACTAAAGGGAACACTGCTAATCAGTATTCCTTTACAAAAGATAATACTAATGATTACACTTTTACGACACCACAATTCAGAAAAATGGATGCAGGAATTGGAGACCAAGTTATTGTTGGTCAAGATAGTCAAGATTTAACTGTATCATTTGGCAATCTTAAATTAACAGCTGATGCTTTAACTGCAACTTTAGAAAGTCTAAAAACAAGTACAACTACATTTGCGGGTGAGACAACAAATAAGGTAACAGCGGCTACAGGCGGCATTATAAGTGGGGCAGGAACAGGAATATCAGATAGTATTCCAGCAATGCTAAGTAATGGTGAAGCAGTAATAACTGCACAGAGAGTAAGACAGCTTGGAGCAGGGGCAATACATGCAATAAACCGTGGTGATTTTAGTACAATAAAAGCAAGAATACCTCATTTTGCTACAGGTGGTATTGTAGGAGACGGAGCACAAAATACGGCAAGAGGTATGGCATCATTCGCTGGAAATATTGGTGCAAATGTTTCAACTACAAATCAAATATCAATTGGATTGCTTCGTGATGATGGTGCTATTATTGAAGATTGGATGAGGTCAAGTAAGGGGCAGAAACATTTATTAGACTTTAATAGAAATCATGCTAATGTTATCAGTAAATTTAAGTGATAAGCATTGACAAATAACCATTTGTATGATATAATATAAAGGTAGAATAAATTATACGGAGGATTTTAAAATGGAAAAAGAAAAGATGGATAAGTTCAAGGCATTAGTAGAAGAAGAATTTGCTAGAGAAGTTGATAATTCATTAGAACTAGAGTGTGTATCAAATGTACTAAACTTAGTAGATTACACAACTATTCTAGCAAATTTATCTACTATTGAACTAAACAAGAAACAAGAAGAAGCAGTAAATATTATAACAGATATTACAAGCAACGGAAATCTTGAAAAAATGATGGAAGGGCTTGATGTGGATAAGGTTAAAGAAATGCTAGGAAATTTCAAATAAATGGGTTGTGGGGCTATCTAAAATAGGTAGCCCCACATAAAATAAATTCGTGTAGTAGATAGGGTCATAAACCCCACGTCTAAAGGCGGTGGCTTGGAAATGCAAGTTTCTAAGCCCGAATGATTAGCCTCAGTCTAGGATTGTGCACAGCTATATCTCAGACTACGTTATCACAAGAATATGATAGGTATCAGTTGATGCTCCACAAGTCGGCTGTGAGACGCTCTTGCATTAAACATCTCTGTGAGGGAGGAGAAGTGTTCAGGGGGTACTAGGCTCACCTAGTTAAAACCTGTGATAACATTGGCGATGTGGACTACACGGCTTGCCGTGAATTATCTTAACGATTATTTCTCAGAAAGGAGATGACAATACCGATGTCAGCAGTTTATATTATCTCGAAGAATGGTGAACGCCTTATGCCAACAGTTCGGTATGGTCATATCCGCCATCTTTTAAAAGATGGAAAAGCCATTGTTTTCTCAAGGCATCCATTCACCATTCAACTTACATATGCTACTTCTGAGCTTGTTCAACCCATGGAAATAGGTGTTGATTCTGGCTATGAACATGTTGGAGTTTCTGTAAAATCTGAGAAAAGAGAGTATCTTTCTGCTCAGTTCGACCTTCTGCCTGATGAGAAATCTCGGCACGATGACTGCCGAAAATACCGTCGCACTAGAAGGAATCATCTTCGTTATCGGAAATGCCGTTTTCTCAAGAATATCAAGCCAGAAGGGTGGATTGCTCCGTCTCTAAGTCACAAAGCTGAAGCACAGGAACAGATTATTAAGAATATCTGTGCCGTTTCTCCAATTAATAAAGTTACAGTAGAAGTCGGTCAGTTTGATACTGCTCTACTGAAGGCTATGCAGACAGGTCAAGATATTCCACATGGAAAGGATTATCAGCATGGTCAACTCTATTTTGCTGATAATCTGAGAGCCGCTGTATTTCAGCGGGACAATTATATCTGTCAGATTTGTGGCAAGTCCGCAATCAAGGACAAGGTAATTCTGCATACACATCATGCCTTGTTTTGGAAGCATAGACATGCTAATACACTGAACGAATTAATTACAGTATGTGACCATTGTCATACACCATCAAATCATCAGCCTAAAGGTAAGTTATGGGGGCTAGAGCCAAAAGTTTCTCGACTTGAAGGGGCAACTTTTATGAATATCGTTCGGTGGAAAATCATTAATGATTTGATAGTTTCTTTGACAGGTGTTGAGGTTTGTCATACGTATGGGGCTGTCACTTCTCGCAAGAGAAAAAATAATGCAATAAATAAATCTCATGCTATGGATGCCTACTGCATTGGCGATTTCTTGCCGTTGCATCAATCAGTTACAGAATATTATAAAAAGAGACGTCGGAACAACAGATGTTTAGAAAAATTTTATGATGCAAAAATTATTGATACACGAGATAATTCTGTGAAGTCAGGGAAAGAGCTTAGTTGTAACAGAACAAATCGCCGTGAACCAAGAAACTCCGAAAAGAGTTTCAGAAAGTATCGTGGAACCGTTGTCAAACATGGTAGTCGGGCAATCCGCAAGCAAAGATATTTTATTCAAGCAGGAGATATGGTATCATTCAAGGAATATACTGTTCCATGCCATGGAACGATGTCTGGAGGAAAAAGTATTTTGCTTTTGAGTGCCAAAGAATCTTCAACAGGGAGAGCAATTACTGCTTCGCCGAAGAAAGTAAAATTGTTATATCATGTTTCTGGATGGACAAAAGTTGCACCCTTATATCCCCATGGCTAAAGCTAGGGGTTTTACGGGTGCAGTCGATAATAAGATATTTGATGGGAGGGTTAATTTAATTGACATTAGTTGATTACGCGAAAAAAGAATTAAATAATTTGCATGATAAGGTAGAAAATAAGGAAATGCTAGAGCATATAGAACCATTATTGCTTGATACATTAACTAAACTTTCAAATATAGAAAATACAAGTTATATAATGGCTTATATAAGTATATTTAATAACTTGATAAGATACTCCCCATTAACCCCCTTAACAGGTGATGAGGATGAATGGGGCGAGATAAAGCAGTCTGGATTTATAAAATATCAACAAAATAAAAGATGTGCCAGAGTATTTAGAAATAATGCAAATAATGATGAAGTATACATAGTAGATGGGACATTATTTTCTGATAATGGCGGGGAGACATGGTTCCAATGTAAGGAATCAAAGTTTAGAATTAAAGAGTTTCCTTTTGACATGACAACGTTTATTCAGAGACATATTCTATTAAATAAGTCACATGAAGATGTAGACATAAAGGAACAATTGGAGAAGGGTATGTATGAAATTATATGATAATGTAAAAGAGCTAATTGTAAATAAATTTATCCCATCTGATAATTTTACAGAAGAGTTACTACATTCTATTGAGTCATATGGACTAAATCATAAGGACGTTGTAAGGGCTAATTATATTGGAAGATGTTTTTGTAATAGATTTACACAAGTATATGATTGTTGCAAGCAGAATAAATTAGAAGTATCGCAGAATGATTTAGATATTGTATTAAAAGCAATGACAAGTGACGAGGAAGTAAATAAGGCAATTTCAGACTATATAGATAAATTATATAGCGAAAATGATATAGATGAATCACCTGTAGAATATATAAGAGAAAATGAAAAGATTGTATTATCATCATATGAAAAAGAAAGTAGACTTGAAAGATTCGTAAAAATGGGTGGGACATTTGTGATGATAAATTGTATTTTTCGAGGAACATATAACGAATGTAAAAATAAATTAAAGCAGATAGAATGGGAGGAGTAATTTAATTGTCATATATTTACAAAGAAGGTACATCAATATATGATGTCATAGATACGTTAGACAAGTTACTGACTGTAACACAAGGAACTTGGTCAAGGGTTATAACAAATACAACCAAGTATGAGGGCGAAGATAGACTATCAGAAGTTATTTGGAAAGGCATTGGTGGAGGTTCCGATATTATATATCTTCATGTATATACTACAGATGCCAAGACAATGGTTTTAGATAGCATGGTTGGGTATGATGCATTACTAATGAGTTGGGAACAGCCGGGAAGTATTATGCAACAAAATCAAGTATGGTTAAAAAAGGGTAAATCATTAACGGAATACACATTACCTGTATTTTCCATAGTTGAAAATGAAAAATTTAGCTATTGGGTATTCGTAAATAATTATAGAGCTATTGTTGTATCTAAGTTATCAACATATTATGAGTCAATGTACATGGGATTTATAAATCCAATTGCAGTAGAGCGACAATACCCATATCCAATGTATGTGTGTGGTAATGGGCGAACAGGGCAAGTATGGCCAAACACCGAATCTGGTTCTTTTGTATTTCCTACTAATGGTAGTGGATGGTTAAGGAGAGTAAGTGGTGATTGGCGTAAATTTTCGTGTACAGAAGCATCATTAAATCCTAGAGGGGATGGTACAGTATTCCCTGAAAATGCAGGGAATAAAAAATTAGTGCCAAACTATACAAAAGATGATACAGATTCAACTGATAATTTTATTTTAATTCCAATAATCCTACAAACATTTAATCCTGTAGACATGTGTGGTATAATGCAAGATGTATGTTGGATTAGTGGTACACGAGATGTATCAAGTGAACAGCTACTCACGTTTAATAATGATAGCTATATGATATTTGATACCAAGGCAAATAGAACAGAGAATAGTTATTTTGCTATAAAGGTGAATTAAAGGGGGGGGAGGTAGTTAGTATATGGCATTGACACAATTCATTGCAACAACCCCTAATGAAATGTTACTTGGAGTGCGTAATTTTTTAGTAGAAAATTGTGGATTTACAGTTATAAAGGATATATCTGATGATTTAGATATAGCAACACAGACATTTGTTGATGGGCAGTTGTGTGTTTTAAAAGACCCAATAGATAAATATTATATATCAATACGCTCTGCTAATCATTATCATATTTGGGGAAATTCGTATACAGTAGAGGAGGATAGTCAGGCGGAGGATAACGTGACTGGGTTAGGAATAATGATTTCACCCTCCTACAATTCTAGTTCGACACTTTGGTATAATCAGGATAATGCTCCCCTTTATTTTAAGGGGGGGTGTGTTGTACGATATGGAGCGAATCTGTCATGTAAAACGGCACACCCGTTTACCGTTTATTGCAACTACACTTATGATGGGGATTCAGCTTATACTTGTCTACTAACCGTTGGGGATTTAAATGGGCACACAAATATATCCGTTAAAAATTTTGATAGACGATTTTATCACGCAATGTTTGGCAACCTGCTTGTATTTAACAAAAAGAATATTGATACTCATATTACTGGTGGTTTTGTGATGAGTAATCAGCTAACAAGATTCGGTGAAACGGGAGATAAATCCAGTGGAACACGCTTATCTGCTCAGATACCTCAACCAAACGCCAATTATTATTCGGCTGATTTGTTTACTAACACCTGTTTTTGTTTTGTCAATATTCCCTATGGTGACTATATTAAACCCTATTATACAAAAGATACTTATTACACTGATGTTGTAGAGGACAACTTGTGGGCCACCACTTCCCCCATAATGGGAGGCAATCCATATATTCACCCAAATACCAAGGATATTCCTATAATAGTTTTGCCACTTTCTGATTATACTAATGTAGTTACTGGAATATCCTATTCACGATTTTTGGGTATGAAAGAGGGAAATGCTAATACTAATACTTATGATTGCAAGACCTTTGGACTGCCCTTAATTATAGGTATAGTCAGTAACCCGGTAGCTTTAAATGAGGTAGAGGCAGTAGGTGAAGTATATGGGGTCTATTTTATATCTACATATAATAGTATTGGGGGGTCATTGCATGCCATAAAAACATATGACGGACTAGTTCCTACTCAAATATTTCCTAGTGTTCTTAGGTGGATACCTAATTATATAGGTATAGCTATCAAAAGTAATTATGCAAAAGATTATCTAGGGGATAGTCTGGGGGGTGAGCTTGGATTATGACAAATAGGGTTTCTACATTACACGAGTTGTGTATTAAACTAAAAGATTTTCTAGTTAGTGAATATAATGGAACTACCCCTTGGGTGTTTGTTAATGACAATATAGATGATGAATATTTACATTATCATCCTTTTGGAATGACATTTAAGATTCCCAACGGAATTACCCCTGCATTTATTACAATTAACTGGGAGCATAAGACTCCAGATTCCTATGGAATGTCTGGAAATATTGAGTATTTTTATGATACTAAGTGGAAAAGTGATGTTACCTGTGTTGTGGGGGCAGACGAGCAAGGTAACCCAATATATAAGACATTTAATTATGAATGGCCGAGGAATACCGTATTCAAAGACTCAGGAGAGTACTTATTTTTTAATTTACATCTAAAGTATGATGAGGGATTGTATAGCTATGAACAGGGAGGTACTTCGACAGAGTATGAGTCTTATCGGGATACTCCGCCAACAGACGCATATAACCTAATCCCATTGCATGAAAGGATAGATTGTGCGTGTCTGACAGAAGATGTTTTTGTAACCCCCAAACGATTCCCGGGTATAGGTAGCTCAATTTTATCCATTTCTGATGGCAATAAAGGGGAGTCCAACTATACAGGCATTGAGTATTGGATGACAAAGACAGATAGGTCGGCCACCGTGACTACCCGTGTGTGTGGAAAGTATTATCAATCTGTTACTTTTGGCTTCTTGGAACATGTAGATGAGCGTGTTTATGCCTATCCATTATACATAGGGGGTGGGACACAGGCACTAACTCAGGATGTATATACATATACATTACTGAGGGGTAGGTGTCCTTCCCACAAGTATGGTAATGTGTATTCATCGGATGTAAAGAACAAGGCGTTTGTTAATGGGAACATACTAAATACGTGTAAATTTAACGGGGCTAATTGCACTAATTTTAGGGTGCGTAGACCTAGCGGAGTTTGGGACAATTACAATAACTTTGTTCAAACAGCAAGCAGAGTAGATTATTACGAGTGTCGCTGTGGTGGGGGTGGGATGTGCTATGAGCCTCCCTTTATATACAAACTAAATTCCCCTATATTAGATACATCCTCTACCGCTAGAATATATCCGAGGGATATGGGGTTTAATCTTCATGAAATTAGAACTACAGCAATCGAGGATAAATTATCATATGAATATAATAATAAACTTGACCAGTATGTACTTATTCCAACAGATATATTAGCAACTAATATGGTACCTCCAATTAAACGCAAGATGGATATATCAACCCCTCTAATGCCCATACTTCCTTATCTATCCCATCATATAGAAAATTTTGGAATGAAAGACTCCGCAAGTGCAAATGGAGTTATGGGTCAGGTGCCGGGGCAATATGCTCTATGGGACAAGTCAGATAGGCATGGGGAGTACACATTAAATGGAAGGAATTATCTACTGGTTCCTGCTGGTTATGCAGGTAGACTTATATCTTACCCAGCAGTAAATGGAATAGTAAACTGGTTCCCAACAGAAGAAATGATAGATTCTTGGTATAATGGGGTGTATAACGATAATAATATGGTATACTCAACATTAGCTATAGACATAACTATAGATATAACATTAGATTTCCTCCTTACTTATATTGTGCTTAAAGGCGGTAATGGGAATTCATTTTCAGTCTATAATAATAGATTATATTATTTAAATAATGTTGTTGAAGGTAAATCATATTATTATGTATATGATAATTTATCAGAAATATTAAAGAAGGAGTTACTAGATACAAATATAATGTCTATTGTGTTTAAAGATATAGATGGGTATACTGTAACAGTACAAGAAGTAGACGGAAAAAAATTCGGTAAGGACAATGTTAAAGTAGTAAGTAAAGTAAAGGAGTGATTTATAATTGGCATTTGTTTCATATGACGTAGCAGACCCAAATGCGTTAATAACAAAAATGGCAGAGTACATATCTGCACAAGGGTATAAGGTAGTAGAGCCTTTAATGGACGATTTAAATATATATAACATGCAGACAACCGACGGTAAGAAATTCGTTTTCAAGGATGCGACGGATACATATTTTATAAATCTTAGGAGTGCTAACGGATATAAAATATTTGGCAACAATGTAACATTGGATACCGAGTCACTACCGGGAACTCCGGATGCATCACTTGGAGGTGTTGGGTGTACTATCAGTGAGGGATATAGTAAAACAGTTAGGTGGTTTGCACAATATCATGCACCAGTAAAATACAGTGATAAGAATTTTTATTTGGGTACAGGAATATCTATGCCTATAGGAAAGGGTGGTACTGTATCTGTTGCAGGCGGTGGTACTGGTGTCCCTGATGAAGATTATTCTGGTAATTATAAATTGTACTGTAATAGAGTAACACAACCGACAGATACCTTAGTATTCTCTTTAGTAAAACATGTGCCCGGACATTGGGCATATTTATGTTCCACTTTAGTAATTGGTAATCTATATAAATATGATACTTGGGACGGCGGTATCTTTATGTCAAGCAATGCAGATTATACATTAAAGAGCATGTCAGAGTTTTTCAATAATAAGCATATATACACAAAAGATAACCCAGATGGGGACGATATAATCACAGATGCGGGCATTGGTGTTATTTTTGGAAATGGAAATACTTTGCCACATACATTTTTGAGAATAAACATAGATAGTGCACCAAGTAAGGAAATATACTGGGCATGTGATGTGGATAACAATAATAATGGCACAGGAAAACATTTAGCACTTCCCCTAAAATTGGGAGGACTAACCCCAGCTATTCCTCATTATGGAAATATGCAGAGTAAAACCAATCTTGATTCTGGGGCTAACTGTAATACTTTAAATAGTATAACTGTAAATATGCCTATATATATGGCAGTAAAAGTTGACCCCGACATTTTAGGAAACTACGCGGCAGTTGGATATGTAAATGGGGTATATTTTATATCTTCTTATAATATACAGGCAACTGGGTGCTATGAAATAGACTATCCCGAAAATGGGATGCGATGTCAGGTATTTCCATTAACATGTCGCAGGGGAAAGTTTGGGTTTGATGCTATAAGTGTTAAGCAGAGTACAACGTAAAAATGGGGTGATATAGGTGGCTGATGGGCAAGACATATTTACTTTAATTAGTTTCACCTCGTTAAAGCGTGTAGATTCAGCTATTGTATCTTTTGGAGGCACGGCAGTATGTGACAATATAAAAATTGTATCCGCAGATATATCTGAGCTACTAGTTAAACCCCCTTATTATGGGGATAAGATAAATATAAGATTTTGGGGCACGTTGGGGCTTAAAATTGGAGGTGCTAGTGCCCCAGTATATACCCTACATGCTGGATGGAAATATGTATACAACAGGGAATTAGATACATTTAGGATATCCGATGAGAATGATACTACAATATTCCTTACAAATAAAATAAAGTCAATGGCAGATTTTCATGTAGATTTTAATGTAATTAAAAATCACCAATTCGTTATTCTTGTGGGTACTGGGGACAGTAGTATATCATTTATAAAGCCGGTAACCGCTAAGTATATTGGGGATACATTAGATACATTTGATATACAGAAAATGCGGGTTGGGATACCTGAGAAATATAGAATATGTTATGAATATGATATATCACCCTATCGTAAATATGATACAGCCGAAGTGGTTCCCTATCTAATGGCTTGGGAAAACCCCGCACTCAGCATATCTTGTATGTTTGAAGTGAATAACTTAACAGATATGCCTAAAACACATATAATAGATGCAGATGACGTAGATGATTACTTAAATTCTACCTATTTAAATATAGATAATGGGAAGATTATTGTAGCTAATCATTCTATGAATTTCTTTCCTAATTTACTGCCTATAGTTAACAGTTATGAAAATAATAATAATAGACCTACATATGAGCCTTGGATGATTTGGGGATTGTATGATTTCATTTATCCTAAGCACTGGGACGATGGTAAGGATGATTTTATATTGGACGTATTCGATTTGAGTCCAAATTGGAGCTATTAAAGGTGAATAAATGGCAGATACAAAGATAACAGAGAAATATGAATTTAAAACAGATATTATTACTTCATATACAGGAACAGAACAGAGAATAGCCCTTAGAAATGAACCAAGGCATTATCTATCTTACGATTATACAGCAATGAAAACATTAGAAGCACAATGGTTAAGAGCAGTAGCAAGAATGAAACAATCTACTGCTTTATATATACCAATGTGGCATACACCATTATATTTATCTGAACCAGCTTTAAAAGACAGTAGATTTATAAAAGTAGAAGAACCACTAATGTTTGATGCCAGAAATTGTCAAGCAATAGAGATATTTGTTGAAGATACCGTTAAGGGAACAAATAAATATTATAAGGTTATTACTTTTGGTGATGGTGGTGTAATTGGTTTGGGAAAGAAACTGGAAACAGATTTAAATCCTAAAAATGCTTATATATACCCACTCATAAAATGTTCGATACAGCCGATAAGTTCATTGAATTATGTATTTTCAAATGGTACAGATGTTGCTATGAATTTTGAAGATATATTGGATAAGAGTACAGTTACTATGCCAAGCAAATACTTATTTGGCTATTATGATAATTATAAGGGTAGAAACCCATATGGTATTCCGTATAAGCATAGTAATAATGATGTATTTACCTTAGAGCCACAATGGATAGAGGATAATTCAGTAACATTAGATGTAGAAAAACAAACAGTTAAGCTGGATAATGATATTGGTGTATTTAGTTATGACTCAAAAAATAACTTATCATATGACAAAAATAATTATTCATTGATACTTATGAATAAGGCAGAAATAAATAATATGGTTAAGTTTTTCTATAGGGTGAAGGGTAAATATAAATCATTTTATATGCCATCATGGGTGAACGATTTTACGCCTTGCTTTGATATACAGGCGGGAAATAATTTTATATATACTGAATTTGATAGTTTGTATAAATATTATTTAAGCAACAGTAGAAAAAATAAGATAATAATATTTACAAAAGATTTTAAATCGTATATATTAAATGTAATGTCATTAACTTATGAAATTATTGGTAATATAAAATATGGAAAATTATTATTATCATCTCCAATAGATATGAACCTTCCACTGAGCAATATTAAAATGATGTCATATTTTAATCATGTTAGACTGGATGATGACACTTTGCAATTGAATTATGAGTCAACACAGGTGGCACAGGTAGATATAACAACAAAGGAGGTTGATGATGCATGAGTTATGATGATATAGAAAATTCTGTAAGTAGTGGTGAGCCTATAGAGTTATATAAATTTACTTACAACAGCCAAGACTATACCTATACGAGCTCATTAAGAAGCCAATCAGTTGTTATAGATGGTAGCCAAATGACGTTTTATCCAGAATATATAAAAAGGGATTCAAGTTTAAAGTTGGGTTCTCAGGATAATAGTGTTGAGACAACAAAAATATATGTAAAGAGAACCAACAGTATAGCTTTACTATATCAAGGGGCACCGCCAGAAGAAGGAACGGTATCAGTAACAATATATAGGTATCATAAAGACGATAATGAAGATATAAAAATATTAGCAAGAGGAATAGTTAGTCAAGTATCATTTAGTGGTAGTGAAGCAACCTTAACTATAACCATAGAAAATCTTCTAAATAGAAATATACCAAAAGGAACATTTAGTTATTATTGTCAGAATACAATATATGATAACAAATGTGAATTACTTGAGGGTGATTATGCATTAACTTGTTATGTTGATGAAGGATTTGTAGGGCTAACTATATATTCGACAAATTTAAGAGAAAAACCAAGCGGATATTTTACTGACGGGTATATTAAAATGGGTGGTAGCTATAGGGCTATTACTTTACATGAAGATAATCATATAACAATAAAATATCCTATAGCTGAATCTGACAAACAAGGAAGTTTTACAGTATATCCGGGGTGTAATGGGCTATTTTTAACTTGTCATAGTAAATTTAATAATACTGATAATTTTACAGGAGTGAGTTATTGCAAGCCTATGGATCCTGTCAAGAACAGAACAGGTGTTGGGGCATACTGGATTGATTCAGCTGTGATTACGCGTAACACTTCGGGCTTTGTCAACACATAATAAACAACGTAGAAAGCATGGAAAGCATTGACAATCCATGCTTTTTATGTTATAATAGATATAAGGCGGTGAACAAATGGCATTTAAAATGACAGCATTTGATGGCTGGTTAGCTTCGACGGCATTATTATGGTTATTTAATCGTAATAAGAGTAGTTCGTCTGCTCAGGAATCAAGTTTATTAAATGAAAATAATACAACAAAAATAGGTTCTGCTATTCCAGTGTGTATTGGAAGGTGTATGGTAAAAGAACCTTTAGTATCATATTTTGGGGATTTTAGGGCTGATGCTTATACAGAAGAATATGGTATGCATACAGGTATAGATTGGCGAAACATTATACCGATGATATTGTTAGGAATAATAGCGGTGGCCAGTTCCCCAGACACCGTAGTTACTAATACTGGTGGTGGTAAAACTGTAGACTCTGGGCCAAAAAGAGCAATGATGCTAAATGTGGTGGTACAAGTGTTATTGTGGATACTAACACAGTTATTTATGAATCATATGGGAAAGACAACCATACAAAAGGGATTTAAGTATTATCTAGGTTGGCAAATGATTATTTGTTGGTCTAGTCCAAATATAGGAATAAAAAAGATATGGATGAATGTTTATGATTCTAATATCGAAGAATCTACACAACAAGGCATATGGACTGATAATAAAGCTACATTAAAAGATAATCCAGCAGGTATTATAGCTCATATTGATAATGAAAATATGTTTGGTGGGGTTGATGAGAATGGTGGGTTTGTTGGGGACATAGATATATACTTTGGCGGTCAAGGAAACACACATAATCCTTGGATGGTAAGTCAAATGTCCCTAGATACTGTACAAGAAGAAGTAAGAGGATTAACACCCCTATATAAACCATTTTTAACAGCAGTAGTACCACAAGCATATATAGGAAAACAATCAAATATTCCTAGTATGTGGTTTGAAATAGTTAATTACCCTACAAATTTAGCAGAAAAATATAAAGACCAATTACCAATTGATTATATTGCAGAAAAGAATGAATTACAGGATAAAATAACTGCTATAGAAAATATACCATTAGAAACAAGAACAGCAATACAGAATACTAACTTAGCATCTTATAAATCACAAATGACAGCCCTTGAAACAAGAGGGGCATTACACTTAGGAAAACTTGGAGAAGATGCTAACCCAGCCGAAGCAATATTTGAAATATGTATAAATGAGGACTGGGGCTGTGATATTGACGAAGATAAAATAGACATTGATTCTTTATATGAATTAGGTAAAACTTGTGAAAAAGAAGATATGGGAGTATCTTTACAAATATCTCAAGTAACCCCTGCAAGAACAGTAATAGGGACTATATTGAGTCACATAAATGGACTATGTTACGATGATGCTAAGACAGGAAAACTAAAGTTTAAGTTAATAAGAAATGACTATGACGAAACTAAACTATTAACTTTAACCACTACAAATTGTGCAAGCTGTGAGTTTAGTAGACTTGATTGGTCAGAAACAGCAAGTAGTGTTACTGCTTCATTTACCAACGCAACAGATAATTATGAGACAAGTACAATTCCTTATAGTGATTTAGCCAATGTAAAGATAACTAAAACAAATACTGATAAACAAATAGATGCTAGTTATTTTACTACATCAGCAAATGCAAAAACATATGCACAAAATGAATTGTTGACAGCAGGGTATCCATTGGCGGCGGCAAGCATAAAAGCGAATAGACAAGCACATGATTTATCTATAGGAGACCCATTCATTTTAAAGTGGCAACCGTACGGGATAACAAAAACAATAATGCGTGTAACAGATATAGATTACGCAGGACTTGAAGATGGAACTATCAGTATAGAAGCTATAGAAGATGTATTTAGTTTTGATAAAACAGTATATACATTTAGTAACGGCACAGAATGGACAACTGTTGACCACCTTCCTGAACAAATCATATATAGAAAATTCATGGAAACGCCATATGAAATGAATATGACTTTAGATACTTATGTTTATGCTATAGCAATAAATCCATCAGTATATTCAGTATATTGGGACGTGTGGCGTAATAAAAATAGTAATTATTATATAAGTGCTAAATCATCAGAGTGGACAGCAGGAGCTAAATTAGTATATGGAACAGAAGAGAACTATATATCTAATGACACTATAGAGGTAAAAGAACTTGGTTCATTAGCTAGATTTGATGAAAAGATAGCAGTAATAACTGCAAATACAGAACTATATAATAATACAACAGGAAGAAATATAGCAATAATAGATAATGAGATTATTTCATACAATACGATTGTTAAACTTCCTAATGGAGATTATAGTGTTCAGGGGATAATTCGTGGTATATATGATACTATACCAGCTATCCATACAAGTAATTCTGTAATGTATTTATTAGATAATATAACAAATATAGCTGGTGGTAAAAGATTAATTGTAGAGGGAGGAACCACTAGTGAATCATTATGCTTAACAAGCGAAACTGTAGATAAACAAGCTGATTTAGACGTAACAACAGCATATGGATTAACAACGACTAGAAGAGCAGAACAGCCTAGTGTAATGGCTAATTTAAAATTTGGGGCTGATTGCGGGGATAATACAGTTGTTAAATATGATAATACTGATAGATTGTCAAATGATTTGAAATTTGTATTTAATCAGCGCGATAAGTTTAAAACATATAATATTATATCACAAGATACAACTACATATCGCGGAATAGATATTGTTACAAATACTACTACAAGAAATGTAGTTAAAATAACCTACGGCAATATTACTAACGAATATATATTTGACGCGTATGAAATTACTAATTTTATACTTAATTGGAATAAGATTTGTGAAAAGTTTACTATAAAAGATAGTATGTTTGTGAATATAAAAATAGGAACGTATGACACCGATAAGAAATTATATTCTAATCAAATGTATTCAAAGGATATTACATTAGAAGTTCCAAGTATGGTAGGGGTAGTAAGCACCAAAGAAGAAGCTCAAACTTATGCAGATAGTATAGTAAATGATTCTTATATCACTATACCAGAATCCGAATATAATATATCAAGAACTATATTATATAATCTATGTCCAATGATTATGTTATCTAACGGCAGTAGCGGAATAATTATGGGGCAAGATGGAAATACTCACGACTTACAAACTACATATTATAGAATAGTAGGAAAGGATACAAATGGTAAAGCTATATTATATGAAATGGCATTAGATAAAGAATATGTATTTAAGATGTATTTCAATACAAAAGTGAATAATACAACTAAATATTATAAATATAATACAAGTGATACTTGGGAAGAAATTACAGTAGAGGAGTGATTAACACTTGGCAACAACATATACTAGTAAGTTAGATATATTAAAAATAAATCCAGATGACCAATTTGCTGATGACGCTTTTAATAAAACATTAGATGATTTAGATAATAAAGTAGTAGGTATTTCACACTTGACTGACACTGTTCATTGGGAGGAATGGAAAAAAGAAACTGACTATGTAGTTGGTAATGTGGTAAGATATGCAGGGATGACAAGTGGTCAGTACGCAAGATGTACAACAGCAGGTACAAGTAATTCTACAGCACCAACTAATAATATACTTGGGTCAGAAATAACAGATGGAACAGTAAAATGGGTAGTTTGTAATTTATCAAACATAGAAGTAAGTATAGCAAACAAAGTAAACATAACCGACTATACAGAAGCAGGTATTATTGTTTATCCAACAATTTCAGATAATGGTGATGGTACAATATCACTAAGCGGTGGACAATATAATTTCTATGCAGATGCTACAGGGGCTATGCCATTAAAGAAGTATAGTGGGGTTAGTCAGACATTAACCTTAGTAGATAACTCTAATAATTATGTTTGTGTTCAAGTATCTGGAACTACGGTAGAATATGTATTAGCGAATAGAACAAGCATAAATTACAGAAACGTATTACCTGTGTACACAGTATTTAGAAATGGTACTATGTTAGAACCTTTAGCTTGGTCTACTTATGCAAAAGGACTTGCATCACTTCTGTTGAAATGGAAGAATAGGACTAGTAGATTTTCAAGGGAATCTGGATTGGCACTAGGGGAAACGACCGGAAGAACTATTACTGTAACCTCTGGCGTTGTGTGGTTTTCCGTAGACGAATTAGCATTAGATGCAGTAAATTCATCCTCTGATTCTGTAATTCAGTGTGTAAATACTAATGGCGTATGGTCATATAGTAATGTAACACAGTATAACAATACACAGTACAATTCACCTACGGGATTAGCAACTTTAACCAACAATAAGTATAATGTTACTTGGGTATGTAGAGATGTAAAAACAAATATTAAAAGATTATATTTAGTGTTAGGGACAGGGGACTATACACTAGCAACGGCTCAAGCATCAGGTATACCATCAACTCCTGGAGTTATAGATTCACAATGTATTCTAGTTGGTAGGATTATATGTAAGAAAGGGGATACGGTAGCAACATCAATAGAAAGTGTATTTACTTCTGTATTTAGTGGTTCGTCCGTAACAAATGCAAGTGATGTGTCTGTAGCAGATTCTAGTGACTATTTTGCGGGGGCAGATGTTGAAACTGTCTTACAAGAACTAGGTTCAACTGGTAGAGTTTCAAATTGGGCAACAAATGTAAACTATAGAGTTAATCAAACAGTATTGTATGATAATTGTCTATACAGATGTACTACAGCACATAAATCTACGGTATTTAGTGATAACATAGCTAATTGGAATAAAATAGATGCTAGCATATCAAATTGGGGTGTAAATACTTATTACCCGATAGGTCGCATAGTAGTTTATAATAACAATCTATTTTACTGCAAAACAGCACATACAAGTTCTGCAACATCGATGGTAGACAATCTACCTAATTGGGATTTAATTAGTAAAATACAAGATTGGACTACTAACAACTCTTATTTTGAAGGTCAGCTAATTATTCATGATAATAAATTATACAAAGTAAAAACGTCGTTTAGCTCTGCAACATTTGATAAAACAAAGGTTGATATTGTTGGAGGAAATAATGCTATATCAGAATGGGGATCTAATACAAGCTATACCACAGGTCAGTTATTATACCATGGTAATATAACTTATAGAGTTACCGCTGATTTTACTAGTGGGACAACTTTCGCGGAAGATAATCTAAAAGAAGTTGTTATAGGTTATTTAAATGATTGGAAAGCATCAACTTTATATAATGTAGACCAATGTGTGTATAATGAAAAGTCAATTTTAAGGTGCATAACAGAGCATACAAGCGGTACAAATTATGACACAAATGAAGCTAATAATTGGGAAATGATTGCAACAAGTGGGGCTATAGTAAATACTTGGAAATCAAATACACTATATACAGCAAATGAAATGGTAATATATAATGATACAATGTATTTTGCTAACGTAACACACACATCATCAGCAACATTTGCAGAAGATATGGTAGTTGGAAGTGAAAAGTGGAGAACTGCAAATGCAAGTAGTGTACTAGGAGAATGGAAACAAGTAACAAAATTAAATGCAACAGCAAATACAATAGTTACAATAATAATAAATAATACATATACGTTTATAGCACCGCCCGTAGAAATATTAAAGTTTGTAGCAGGTACAGCAAACGTAACCGTAAATGAGCTTGACTTTGATAATAATGATGCAACAGAATTTTCTATAGGTGGCAGTCCTGCTAGTGATTCCCCTTTTGTGGAGTTTGGCAACAATAAAGATACTACAAAGACAAGTACAGGAACAATGCACTTATTAAGCGATATAAAAGTAGTTCAAGATAGTGTTGAAACAATGACTATTGATAATATAAATTATGGATATGTTTGTAAATTTAAACCAATAGATTTTTCTAGCGATTTTAAATCCATATCAAGTTGGGAAGTGCTAAGTAATGGCTAAATCATGTACTAGATTTAAAATACCTAATACACCAGATGATATATTAAATAGCAATATAGACTGGGTAAACGTTGGTATTTTACCAAATAATCCTGTATTTACTTCGACTACTAATAGTAGTGGGATGTTTAGGCAGAATAGTTTAATATATAGTAATAATACTGTGTTTGATTTTACATTTTCAGCTATTTTTACAGTAGCATTTTGGGCAAAGGCTACTATGGGGCAAATAGATGATACAGTATACACAAATAAATTTATAGTTCAGTTAGATACAACTAATGTATTGAGCGTTGATATACCAACTACAATAACACTAACTAATTGGAATTATTTTGATGTAACGAGGTCAACTGATGGAAATACATATTTAAGAATAAATGGAACTACAGTAGGTAAATTTACATCAAATTCAACAGCATTAAATTTTTTATCTACTAGTTATATTTACATAGGTAATAACAATAAATTTTCTACAGGATATGAAATATCTGTAGATGATATATTTATTATTGACACAGCATTACATAATGCCGATTATACAGTATTGCCAACTTCTTATATAGATGTAGATACATTTAATTGTTGTTTATTTATTAAAGTCTCAACAGGTGAAGTTTGGGGCTATCAAAAGGAGAGTTAAGTTATGGGATTTTGTATGGGAAATTTTAGTTCAGCAGTATTACCAGATGCGATTAAAGCAAGTATAGGTGAAACAGGAATACCAAAATATGGTGTTAAATTTGACGGGACAAATTCAGCGGGGGTAAGAACATATGATGCGGCTAATTTAAATTGGGCACCATCAACTAGCACTGTGGCTGGTGTAGACAATTTTAAGAGTATACTTCCCTTTAAAACAAGAGAAGTAATAAGGCAGTATAATTCTACAAGTGGAGTTAGAGAGACATTAGCATATGAGGGTGATGCTAACTATAGTTCATTAGTATCATCTAAAACTGGTGATAGAATGATTGAATTTACTGCTAGTTATTATAGAAGAACCAGCGAGAATGAATATATAGTATCGCCAAAAACACAAGATGGATTTTCTATTAATCCAGCCTTTTGGCATGGTGGAAAAATGTATAATCATTGTGCAATTTCTAAATATAATATTGGGACTGGCTATGTTATACAGCCGGGTACAGCTACACTTGTTGGTACAAATATGAATACTTTTAGAACTAATTTACGAGCAAAAGGATTAAATTTATTAGATTATCAGACATATTGTGGAATAGCGATGCTTATGTTAGTAAAATATGCTAATATGAATTTACAAAGTGTAGTAGGCATGGGATATAATAGTGGAAATACTACATATTCAAGTGGTAATTCTGACGGAGTAAAAGGAGTAGATGGTTCAGCTACTTCATTAACTGCAAATGAAGCAGTACTAACTATGGGAATAGAGAATTTTTATGGTAATTGTTGGAAATATATGGATGGTGCATATACTTATAATGGAAATATGTATATAAAAGATGTATTAGATATGACAACAGACCCATCATCTACTACTGATTTATCATCATATACTAAATTATCTACTGGTGTTATAACTAGAGCTAGTGATACAGCTATAAAAAATATTGCATATGATAGTACATATAATTATTTACTATATCCGGTATCCACTGGTTCACCTAATCCAAGTGAAGATACTTGTTGGTCTGCTAATACTCTCGACCTTGTTGCTGTTGGGGGTTCTGGTTGGAATGGTGCTTCTGATGGTTTGTTTACCTTTAATTGTAATTTTACGGTTGGTGTTACTAGTGCTGGCTTTGGCGGTTTGGCTGTCGAATTTTATGACTAATATAAGGCGTGAAGCTCCCACTAGCCTAAAGGCTAGGGGCCTCTAGATAACTAGGAGTTGCTTTACCAGACTCAGTATTTAGAAATGAATACTACGATATTTAGGTCATAATACCTTCGGTTAACACATTAGACCGTTGCTCTATTATTTATCATTAAGTAGAAATTATGGGATAGTTTCGGTGTGATAAATGTAAAAAGCCTTTTTATCTTTGTCGAAATGAAGTCGGATTTTCATATTGATAACAGATATAAAATTAAGCATATAATATCTGATAATGATAAGATAGATTCTGGAAAAGAATTAAATAGCAAATTTGTTTTAATTAAATAGGGGAGTGGTGGTAAAACAATGGCATACGTTTTTAAAAAATTAGCTGATTCATATACGTCATTGACAATGGCCGAAAAGAAAAATTTATTTATAGGAAGTAATTATCTAAAACCAACGATTTCTGAATTACAGGGATTAGGAGAATTTACATGTTTATCATATTCAGACAGTAATTCAGCAAAATTTACTATAATAGGCGTACCAAATGACCAGTTAGTAGTTCCTACTTCTCTTATAAATATATCGACATTTGAAGGAATAAATTCTGTAGTAATAGCAAATAACGTAAGTAGCGGTGGTAATGTAAATATTGTTGTAACTACTGATATGATAAAATATTACACATATGATTTTACAACTGAAAAATGGGTAGCAGTAAATTTAAATAAATCAGATGTTAAATCATCGGGGCTTACCTTAACAGCTATTGGTCAATTAACAAGAGATGATTGGAATAAGTTAACTGGTAATACATCAACTATAGGATTTGCATATCTATTATCAAAAAATAATGAATCAGATAATGTTGATATTGATAAGCTAACATTAAATGTTGACATGAAGGGTTCATGGAATCATGCAATATATGGGACAGATGTTACATATGGTTATCCACTTAATAATGAGTTAAAGGTAACTCTATTGACAGACGGAAGTTATAAAATAAATTATAACAATCTAGGTGCCTCAGCTTAATATAAGGAAGTGTTCAGCAAATATGACAGTAATGGAAGTGGTTATCATAGAATGGGCAATATTTGCAAGTGTAGTAGCAGTAGTAGTACCAATAGTAACAGTAATAGTTAAGTCAACAACTATATGGTCTAAATTAGATTTAACTGTTACAAATTTATCAAATGTAGTAACAGAATTATCAAAGGTAATAAAAGAACTACAATCGGGGCAAAATGATATTACACAAAGGCTTATAAAAATTGAAAGTATGACGGATATACTAGAAGAACGAGAAGATAAATTAGAACTTAGGGTGGATAGATTAGATAGGAGTAAATAAAATATGAGAAAAGTAACATTAGAGGAAATTGAGCAATTAGCGAGTGAATTTAAAGATTCCCTTTGGGAGCAGGCACAAGAACTTGGCAGAGAACCTAAGGGGTATTTACATTGGTCAGCAGGTCACTATGGACAGTTCTATGATGATTATCATATTAACATCGATAGCGATGGTTCTATTTACGTATCAACAGATGATTTTTCAGAAGTGCTTGCACATACATATCATAGGAATACAGGAGCTATTGGTATTGCATTAGCCTGTTGTGCTTTTGCAACAAGTGAAGATTTAGGTGACGAACCACCAACTGCAAAGCAGATTGAATCTATGGCACAAGTAGTAATGACTCTTGCTAACGCATTAGATATTCCCCTTGATAAGGAACATTTTATGTCTCACGGTAGAGCGGCAGATAATGAGGATGGTATTCAAGCCAGCGAGCCATATGGCCCTAAGACAACTTGTGAACGCTGGGATTTGGAATATCTAGGTACAGAAGAAAGCCCTGTGTTTAATCCATATGATGAAGAACATCGTGGTGATACTATTATTGTTGGGAAAGCTAATTGGTATAACAATCAGAGGAAAGCTAATGGATAAATTAGTAATAGGGTTCTGTGGTGGTATAACAGATTTAGATAAAGCTATCAAATATTTCAGTGCTAGTGAAACATATGATATTACACATAGTTTTGTAATGATATTAGACTCTACCTTTGAGAGTCGTGGAATAAAGGAGAAGTCAGACCCTTATCAGGGGGTTTGGCTTCATAGTCCTGAAAAATATGCTAAAGATATGACAGCTAGATTTATAGAAATTGATATTCCGTCTATAGAAAAAGCAGAAGCATCAGCAAGAAATTTAATAGGAAGTGCTTATGGGTATTCAAGTTGTTTAGCATTTTTCTTAAAGAAAGTATTTAAAATAGATTTTCCTGACAGTAATCATTCATGTGATTGTAGCGAAGCTCAGTCAACGATTATAAGAAATTCCGGGGTTAGTTTATATCCTAAATTACAGGTAAATGAGATATCACCAGTAATGGTATTTAAATGGGCAATGAAACATGGTGGTAAAGATGTAACAGACAGATTTAGGAAGTGATAATATGCAGATAATAATTAGTATATTACAATTTCTAGTTCCTTATATAATTAGGTTTATTGACAGGCATACTGATGAGTGGTTAGAAGATTTATATAAACTAATTGGTAAAAAGTTTAACTATAAGTCTTGCAAACTTAGTGTAAGAGTATACGGAGAAAGTGGCAATATTTTAGATAATGCAATGATTAAATTTAATGAAGAATCTATTGGTGATATAATGGCTTATGCTAAAGATATGATAACATTATCAACACCAAATATAATTATATTAGCAGATGGATATAAGAAAAAAGAATTAACTTTAAATGTACTAGATAACTCATTACTAGATATAGATGTTGTTTTAGAAAGGGGGAATTAAGTTGGCACAAGTTAAAATAAATGTAAAGAATATGGTTGGAGAAGCGATTGCAGATGCACAAGTTGCATTAAATTTAGGTGCTAATGGTATAGTAGCTAAGATTACAGATGCAGAAGGAAATACTTCTGTTAGTGGTATTGCAGTTGGTGATTTACCAATATCAATTACAAAAGAACCATATCAGAAACAGGATATTACCTTAAAGATAGAAACTGATGATGCTGTAGTGCAGAAAAATGTTATTCTTTTAAACACTCAAACTACTACAAAAGTAGAAGATGACGTAACAAAAGTAGTATCGACAGTGGTAGACACAGCGGTGACAGCGGTAGTTAGTGCTTTTGTGTTTAAAGAACCAACCACATTTGATGAAGCAAAAGCGTTGTATAAGTCATTAGAGGATAATATTAACAACCAAAAAAATGTGGTAGAAGCATCGTTAAAAGCAGGGCTTACAGATGTATTTCAACAGCAAGCCAGTAATCTAGTGTATGTATTAAGTTCACAGCTCCAAAAAAGTATGGATTATTATGTATCAGCTAGAAGTGGGATTAGTCCTTTTAGTTCTTGGAGTAACACAGAAAAGTGGGCTAAATATACAAGTATGATTGCAGGTATTTATCTAATTCGTAAGAGTCTTGTATCATACGTAAATAAGCTAACAGAAAAATTAGTAAATACATTATAAGTTATCTTGGGGCAGGAATAAAATCTTGCCCTTTAACTTTTTATTGACAGAAAAAATAAAACATGGTAAAATAAAGGAGTTGTCATTTGTGATAACCGTAGAATATGGAAACCCAACGAAATTAAAATTAGCAAAACAAAGTATATATGTATCATTTGAATATAAACAAAATATAGTAAATACCATACGTAATGTAGGAATAAGGTTTTATAATGCAGAAACCCATACATGGGAACTGCCTTATTCAGAACTAGGGTATTTACGAAAAGAATTACCAGATGAAGAATTTAGTATTATAGGAAAGCCAATAGATAATGTAGATAAATCAAAACCAAAATCTGATAAACATTTTGATTTACCTAAAGGACTAAAGACTGAAATGTATGACTATCAGATTGAAGATTATAATACTATATTGAATAACGATAAGTTCTTAAATCTAAGCCAAGCCGGACTGGGCAAGAGCCTAAGCTCTATAGCATCAGCATTAAAGCGTAAAGAATTAGGTGTAAAACATACTTTATATATTGTATGTTACTGTTCAATTGTCTATAATATGTATGACCAGATTAAGACACATACGGGACAGAAAGCAATGATTGTTGGTTCGCGTAAGAATAAAAGAGGACAATGGGTTGTTAAGGGCAATGCTGATAAACTAACAGATTTAAAAGCAGTAGATAAAGATACTCCCTATTTTATGATAACAAATGTTCAATCCTTACAAAATAAAGATATTTATAGTCAATTAAAAAAGATGGTAGATAAGGGAATTATAGATTATATAATCGTAGATGAGTTGCATGTGTGTCGCTCTAGTTCATCAATACAAGGTAAGGCATTACTTAATTTACACCCCAAATATTTCTTAGGTCTTACAGGAACATTATTAACAAATAAGGCTACAGATGCGTATGTACCACTTAGACTGACAAATAAGATTGATACACCATTTTATAGGTTCTGCAATAGATATTGTATTAAGGGTAATTTCAATCAGATAGTTGGCTATAGACATTTAGATGAAATACAAAAGATGATAGGCGAAGTAAGCCTAAGAAGGTTAAAGTCTGATGTACTGGAATTACCGCCTAAGATTATCATGAAAGATTATGTAGACTTAGGAAAAAAGCAAGCTAAACTATATAATGATGCTCTAAATGGTATTTTAAGTGATATTGATAAAATTGACTCAATACCAACAATGCTTGCTTGTATGAGTAGATTAAGGCAGATTACAGAGACAGCAGAACTATTATCAAGCACAATTACTGAATCATCTAAGATTGACCGCTTAAAGGAAATCATTGGGGATTTAGCTAAAAAAGAAAAAGTAGTCATTTTCACTTGGTTTTCAGATAGTGCTGAGATAATTAAAAGAGAGTTAGAGATGGCAGAACCAAATAGCTGTGCAGTAGTAACAGGAAAAACTAAAAATTCGGCAGAAGAAATTGAACGATTTAAAACAGATTCAACCTGTAGATATTTCATTGCAACTATTAAATCAGCAGGGGTCGGCTTAACACTAACAGAAGCACATACAATGGTAATGTTATCTCTACCTTGGACAGCTACAGACTTTGAACAAGCAACATCAAGAATACATAGAATATCAATGGATGCTCCTGCTAATATATATGTATTACTAGCAAGAAATACTATTGATGAAAGAGTGTATGATATTGTAAGCAGGAAGAAAGCATTATCAGATTGCTTAGTGGATAACAAACTAAGCATAAAAGAATTAACCAAACTCTTAGCAGAGGGTTAAATAAAGCAGTCATAATTTATATAATGTGACGGAAAGAAGGCTAAAATGAATCAGAAAAAGAAAAGTAATTTAATTAAAGCAGGAGTAGTATTTGGTACGGTATTTTGGATGAATATGGGGTGGCTATATTACTCAGATTGTCAACAAGAAAATTTTAAAAAAGCCATTGACAATCAACAAGAAGTGGTATATAATAAAGACATAGAAATCAAAGAGCTAAACAATGTAGTTATGAATCGAGGTGAAGAAATTACTACGTTGACTGCTGAACTAGAAACCATAAAAGGAGCTAAAGTAGCAGAAGCATCAAGTAAGCCAAATAGCAATTATAGAACTATCACAGTAAAAACGACGGCCTATACAGCAGGAGATGGGGACACTCCGTCTACTACAATGGCAAATGGTCAAGAAGTATATGTTGGGGCAGTAGCTTACAATGATGTACCTCTTGGCACTAAAATTGAAATTGATGGGAATATGTATACTGTATGTGATAGAGTTGGTTCAGATGAAGTAGTTGATATCTATATGAATTCTTATAATGAAGCAGTACAGTATGGAGTTCAATATAAAGAGATTAAGATTTATGACTAAGGAGATGTAATTTATGTTTGATAAGTTAAAAACAAGGTGTAGGGATGAGTGCTTAGATAATATGGAAATGATTGCTGAACATATGCAACGAGATATTGAATACTTTCAAGTTTCAGCAGATAATAAAGATAAAGATGCTATGAAAAAGTGGGCAAGAGAGTTTGAACATGACTTAGACGATTACAGAATTTCATTAAAGGTATTTAGGTGGATGTTATGACAGAAGAACAAGAATACGAACTTATAGCTATTTTAGATAATATGACTGTAATATCTTCAATGAAACTATACAATTTTAGAGATGATACCAGATATACTATTTATGAATTTAATCATAATAATGTAATGAATTATGTTAATAAATATCTTAATGGAGATATTACGGAATTTATTTCCTATATAAGGGTAGATGCAGATGGATACTATTTAGGTGACGAACAAGGATATTTTCAATTTTGTGAAGGACTTATGTATGATTATATCATTATTGGCACCTTAGATGATTTTAACGCAATATCTGACTTTGACTTAATTCCAATCATCGAAAATAAGTACGAAAAGATATTGAGTATAGACGACCCAGATTTTGATGAACTAAAACTTTGGATTTCTAATAATTTATTGTAAGGAGAGGTTATCATAGATATTGAAGAATTAGTAGACAAGGCAGGAGAACTTAATACTACAATTACTGCTAATAAAAAGGAATTAGACGGATTAAAGAAGGAAATTAAAGGAAAGAATCTATCAGAACTTAAAGGCAGTAAGTATGTAGCAGAAGTATCAGAACGAGTAGCAACAAGTTTTGACGAAGATAAACTACTCACAAAAGTAAAAGAAGTAGGGGCCAATTGGTTACTTAAAGAAGTAGTAGACGAAGATAAACTAGAAGAAAGTATTGTAAAAGGAGAACTTGAAGCAGAACAATTCAATGATTGTATTATTGAAAAAGTAAGTCAAGTATTGAAATTCAAGAAGGTCAAAGGAGTCAAATAATGCCAGCAAAGAAAAAGAGTATTGAAACAACAGAAATTAAATGTAGTAGTAAATTAACTTATCAATTAGATAACAGGACTTGGTATAGTTTTGAAGAAAGTCGTACACAGTCATTAAATGGTCTTGACGAAGAAGAAGCGCAAGGAGCCACAGATAAACTGTGGGATGTTGTAAATGGTGATATTGATAAACAGCTTGAATTGGCTATTAACGCAAATAAACCACCAGAAGATAAGTAACAACAAACTTGACAAAACTAAATATTTGTGCTATAATATTAAGTATAAAAGGGATAGCAAAGAACTAATAACGCGTGGGTAGGCTATCATTTGATAATTGCGTAGGTTGAGCAATATCTAATATTAGGGCGAAGAAATATCGCCCTTTTTGTGTCTATAAAAGGAAGTGAACATGTTGGGGCTATTTGGTGATTATGCCTTTAAAGAGAAAAAAGAAACTGTATCATGCTTAGATATGGCAAAGTCAATGTTTTCAGACGATGTAAAGTTAATTAAAGAGTTAAGTAATTATCTGCATAACAGGAAATCACAAAGGAATATGCCAAGGAAAAAAGCATGGGAATGTCAGTTAAAATTATTAGAAAGGGTACCAAAAGAGCAAAGAGCTAATCAAGTACATAGGGCAACAGAACGTGGTTGGATGGCTATTGCTTTTGAAGATACAAATAGAAATGTAGATACTAGTGTTAAGAGAACTAAAGTAGACAGTAATAATATTGTTGATATAGGATTTTAACTACAGCTTAAATTTATATATTGTGGGTGATTATTATATTTGAAGTAAGAAAACGTAATGGTAAATTGTGTGATTTCGATGTAAATAAAGTATATGTAGCTATCATGAAAGCAATGAAGTCTGGGAATAAGATTTCTAAAGAAGTAGCTGTTAGTATTTCAAATTACATAGAGGATAAGTATAAAAATAGAGATATTGTTGATATTTCAGAAATTGAATCTGATGTATTTTATCAACTTTGTACTAGAGGAAATTCATTAACAGCAAAGGCTTATGAAGGGTATAGGGCTATTCGTGAATTTCAACGTAATAGCGATTCTGACTTAGAGTGTCAGTTAAATACTATGTTGACAGGAACAAGTGAATTTTGGAAAACAGAAAACTCAAATAAAAATGCTGTATTAGTTACAACTCAGCGTGATTATATGGCTGGAATTGTAAGCAAACACATTGCTAGGAAGTTTTTATTACCACCAGATATTGTTCAGGCACATGATTTAGGTATTATACATCAACACGATATGGACTACGAAGCACAGATGGCACTCCATAATTGTTGCTTAGTTAATTTAGAGGATATGTTACAAAATGGTACATGTATCAATGGAGTATCTATTGAAAAACCCCATAGATTATTAACTGCTACGACTATTGCAACACAAATTATTACTGCTGTAACTAGTAGCCAGTATGGGGGTGCTACAATATCATTGACACACTTAGCACCATTTGTACGTGATAGCTATAATATTTATTATACTAGATATAAGAATAGAGGGTTGATAGATAAGGACTGCAAGAAATTTGCAGAAGAAGATTTAAAAAAGGAAGTAGCTGACAGCGTTCAAACATTTAATTACCAAATAAATAGTATGAGTACAACCAATGGTCAGTCACCTTTTTTGTCTGTATTTATGTATCTGAACGAGACGGACGAGTATAAAGATGAGCTAGCCATGTTGATTGAAGAATTTCTACACCAACGTATACAAGGAATGAAAAATCGTACAGGTCATTATGTAACACAGGCATTTCCAAAGTTATTGTACGTATTAGAAGAAGATAATATTCATGAAGATTCACCTTATTGGTATTTAACTAAATTATCTGCTGAGTGTACGGCTAAGAGGATGGTACCAGATTACATTTCTGAGAAGATTATGTTAGCAGAAAAGAACGCATGTTTTGCGTGCATGGGATGTAGGTCGTTTTTAACCCCTGACAGGACTACAGATAATTATGCAAAATCTAAAAATTGGGTAGACGGGCATAAATATTACGGTAGATTTAATCTTGGGGTATGTTCTATAAATTTACCTGATATAGCATTATCTTCTGAAGGGGATATAGATGATTTTTGGGATATATTTGATAAGCGACTTGACTTGTGCCATAGAGCATTACAGGCTAAGATAGAAAGACTGTCTAGTATTACTTCTGATGTAGCCCCGATATTATGGCAGGACGGTGCATTAGCTAGATTATCACCACATGAGCCATTAGATAACCTTATTCATAACGGGTATGCTACAGTTTCCCTTGGATACGCTGGGTTATACGAATGTGTAAAATATATGACAGGTAATTCGCACTCGGATAATTCTGTAGGTATGAAATTTGGACTACAAGTAATGCAGAGATTAAATGACGCTTGTGCTAAATGGAAATCAGAAGAAAATATAGATTATAGCGTTTATGGTTCACCTATTGAATCAACTACCTATAAATTTGCTAAATGTCTTAAAGAAAGATTTGGCATAATTAAGGGCATTACTGATAGAAACTATGTTACAAATAGTTATCATATTCCGGTATTTGAGAAGATAAACCCCTTTGATAAAATTAAAAAAGAAAGTAATTTTCAAAAGTTAAGCCCCGGTGGTTGCATTACTTATGTTGAGTGCGCGGATTTAACAAAGAATGTTAAAGCGGTTCTTACTGTAATTAAATACATCTATGATAATATTATGTATGCCGAATTGAATACTAAATCTGATTATTGTCAGAAATGTGGATATGACGGCGAAATAAAAATTATTGATGTTGATGGTTATCTTGATTGGCAATGTCCTAATTGTGGGAATACCGATAAAACTTATCTAAATGTAAGTAGACGTGTGTGCGGGTATATTAGTACCAATTTCTTTAATCAGGGCAGAACAGAAGAAATTAAAGAGCGTGTTGTTCATTTAGATAATCATGAGGATGGTGAGTAACATAAGGATTGCACAATATAGAAATATGGACATAAGTAATGGTGAAGATGTAGGAATTGCCATCTATGTTCAAGGTTGCCATTTTCATTGTAAAAATTGTTTTAATAAGGACACATGGAATTTTGACACGGGGGCACCTTATAATACTTTTTTTCTAGCTAAAATACTAAAAGATGCTAATAAAGAATATATTAACAGAATTAGTATTCTAGGTGGCGAGCCTTTAGCAGATGAGAATTTTGATGGTGTTTTGGATATATGCTCAAATGTAAAATCCATATGCAATAAACCTATCTGGCTATATAGCGGGTATACTTATGAAACTATAACTAATTCACCAATGTCTGACATATTAGATTATATTGATGTATTAGTTGACGGTAGGTATGTCGATGAATTACGTGATTTAAAACTAGCATTTAGAGGTTCTAGTAATCAGAGAATTATTGACATTACTAAATCTACCGTTGATAATATTATTTTAAAGGAAGTGTAAATAATTGTTAGTATATGTATTAAAGGATGGAACAACAAAGAATGTAATTGGTGTATTTGATAATGAGACTAATGCAAATCAGACAATGAATAACATTCTTCTAACAGGAGAATATAGAAGTGTAACAATGGAACCTAAGACGTTAAATACAGATACAGTATCAGCACTATCAGTAGTAGCTATTTCAGGAACACTATACAATGATGAAGTAACCAAATTAACAGTAAGTGCAATGAATCCATCTACTACAGTTACAGATAATTTATCATTTAATGTAGATAGTGGTAAGATTACATTTAGTGGTGTTATGAATCTTACTACTGATGAAAAAGCACTTACAACATCAGAAACATTACTGGGTGCTTTTAAACCTAGAGCAGAATTACTAATTGTTTCAGAGTTTAAGAAAAGACTAGAAAACGATAATCCACCAGCATAATTAAAGGAGAATACGTAAGTGAAAACAAGAGGATTTGAAGTAGCAAAAGGTTATGAAGATAAAAATGTAATTTTACCTGTAAGAGGCACAGCGCACTCAGCAGGATATGATTTTCATATTTTAAATGATACAGATGTACATATTCACCCACAAGAGACTATTAAATTTCATACAGGTGTAAAAAGCTATATGCAGGATGACGAAGTTCTGCTGATTGACATTAGAAGTTCAGTGGGAATTAAAAAGGGAATTGCCTTATCAAACACTTTAGGTGTAATCGATAGTGATTTCTATGCTAATCCGACAAATGACGGTGAAATTATGATTGCGCTAACTAATATTGGCGATAAAGTACAAGTTATTGAACCAAATGCTAGAGTGGCACAAGGAATTTTTATGAAATATCTTGTAGCAGATAAGGATGAAGCTGTAAATGAAAAAAGAACATCAGGAATTGGGAGTACAGGAATCTAAAGAAGATATTCCAAATATTGCTATGGTAGATTGTTTTATGAATATATTTGGGATGCATAGAGTTAGTCCTACTGATAAAGAATTAGAAGAAAAATATAAGGGTGATAACAAAAAGTGAGTATGGATAAAGCAATTCTATACGGTAAAGAGAAACGTAAGCCATATAGAGGAGCTAAAGCAATTGACCCTTGGTGCAGGAATCATGGAGCAGATGACTGGGCATTAGATAACAGGCAGTATAAAAATAAGAAGCGTGAATTATCTGCCAAAGATAAGATGAACGATTATTAAAAGATTAGAGCAGAGATTAAATTTTCTGCTCTTTTTATTTGACAACCTAGCTGGTCTATGCTATAATAAATATATCGAAAGAAGATTGTATAATAATTATGATATAAGGAGAGATTTAAATGAAAGAATTAAACAGAATTTATAATGAGGATTGTTTTGAGACAATGGGGCTAATTGCTGATGATAAGCAGAAGGTTGATATCATATTAACATCACCACCGTATAATACAAGTAAAAAGACAATGACCAAAAAGGCTATGGATAATTATGATTGCAGATATGATACATTTAATGACTTTAAGTCAGCAGACGATTATATAAAGTGGACTATAGATTTATTCAACGCATATGATAGTGTACTAAATAAAGATGGTGTTGTTCTGTATAATCTTAGTTATGCAAGCAACTGCACTTCCGGTAATTTGGACAGTGTTGGTATGACGTGGTTAGTGGTTGCAGATATTATCAGAAATACAAATTTTATGGTAGCGGATTGTATTGCGTGGAAGAAAAAACAAGCATTGCCAAATAATGTTAATAAGAATAAGTGCACTAGAATTGTTGAATATGTATTTGTTCTGTGCCGGAAGGACGAATATAAAACTTATAATGCCAATAAAGAAGTTACAAGTGTGTCAAGGACTGGACAGAAGTTTTATGAAGTAATGTATAATTTTATTGAGGCCACAAACAACGATATGTCATGTAAGTTAAATAAAGCAACATTTAGTAGTGATTTGGTATATAAATTATTAAATATGTATGCAAATAATAGTAGTATTGTATATGATAGTTTTATGGGTACTGGCACTACTGCAATTGGTTGTTTGAAGTATGGCTGTAACTATATTGGTAGTGAATTATCAAAAGAACAGTGTGCCTTTGCACAAGAAAGGATTGATAACTATAAAGCTAACAACAAATCCTAATTACAATAAACAAGGAAAATATGAATTTAGAACATATGATGATGGTAGCATTTCTATTACATACAATACATTTAATGCAGATGGATATACAAATCATCTTGAATGTTCATTCATATTTAATAAACAGGAAGTAAAACTATTAAAAGAATTTTTAGAGGAGAATGATTACCTTGGAAACTAATATCAATAATATTGATGCTGACTGGAAGAACGTAAAGAATAAGTGCAGAACTACGGTAAATAAAGAGTATAGTGAAAAAGAAGCTACTGAGAAGTTTAAGAAACAGCTACTTATTTCAGAGCATAGTCCTATTAGACTATTGAATGTAGATTGGTCATGGAAAGATATGAAATCATTTGTAAGCGTGCATTTCAGCAGACATAAATGGGAATGTTTTGTATCAACACAGCGTTCAGACAGAACAGGTGTAAATCGTGATGAACTACCACAAGGAGCACTTGTTAATATAGATGGCTATGCCAATGCTCAGAATCTAATTGATACTGCACGTAAACGCTTATGCTTTCAAGCAAGTCCTGAAACAAGACAAGCAATGTGTGATTTAAAAAAAGAAATTACTAAGCAAGAACATGAAATTGGTAATGTGCTTGTGCCTAATTGTTTATATAGAATGGGCTGTCCTGAGTTTAAGTCTTGTGGTTTTATCAATAAGTTTTTGAAGGATAACCCTAATGTAGATATGTTTAATATTCAAGAACGATATGATACATATAACGAATGGTTTAGTAAAACAAATAAATAAAGTGGTGATATAATGGCAGAAAGAACATATGAAAATTGTTGGTTTAAAGATAACTGCAATAAAGAATGTAATATGGCATGTGGTACATTTAATGAATTTAAATACTTACTAGACAACTCTAATATTCCAGAAATGTATAAAGAACCTAAGAAACTATATCCAGAAACAGTAGATTTAGAAGCGTTTAAAACATTAGCTAATATTAAGAATGATATTGAGAACTTTGTAGATAATAATAGGCAGTTGTATTTATGGTCTAAAAATACAGGTAATGGAAAGTCGAACTTCATTTGCAAAATATTATTAACATATCTAGCACTTATTGCAACTGGAAATGGGTTTAATTTAGATAATGGAGTATATTTTTGTTATCTTCCTGATTTAGTAACACTTACGACTTCTTTTGAGAATAAAGATAGAGATAAAATTCTAAATAATATTATGACCAGAAAATTGATTTGCATCGACGATATTGGCTCTGCGAATTCCAAGAGTGACTTCGTAGCTACTACATTAAGTCAGATTATTGATACACGCTATAGGAATAATCTTGCTACAATTTATACAAGTAATCTTAGTGAAGATGAGTTAGCTAGTCACTATGGTAGTAGAATTGCAGATAGGATTTTATCAGATATTTCTATTGAACTAAAGGGTCAAGGAAGAAGAACAACAACGCATACATATTAAGGAGGTGTTATAGTTGAGCGTTTCTGAAAGTCAGATTTTAAATGTATTATTAGATAAAAGAGATTATAGTATTTTAAGTGATTCATTAACAGATGATAATTTCGTAGAATATAAACATGAATACGAATACATCAAAGATTATTATAATGAATATAAAGATATTCCAAGTAAGGAGATATTTCTCGAAAAGTTCCCACAGTTTAAATTATATAAGATTGAAGAAAAGAAAGAACCGATTCTTGATAGGCTAAAAGAAGAAAGTCTATTTAGACAGTCTGTAAAAATCTATAATAAGGCATCAGAGCTAATTTCAGCAGATAGCAGAAAGGGTATTGAATTTCTTAGAGCTGAATTAAAGAAGCTAGACACGACTACAGGCATTAGCTGTACTAATTTTGGGGAAGACGCTGAAAATAGATATAACAGATATGTGGACAGGGTAAATAATGTAGACAACTTATATTATGACCTACCAAAAGACTTAAAGGAGCTAACACCAGATTTTCATGGATTTAGAGCTAATGGAGATGACTTGATTGTTATATCGGCTAAGAGCGGTGTAGGTAAATCATGGGTTACTTTTATGTTGGCTAGTTGCTTAAGTAGACAAACCAAAACTCTTATTGTCAGCCCAGAAATGTCTACAGAAGATGCATCCCTTCGTATTGATACTTATAACGGACATTTTTCAAATACTAATTTGACAGGTGGCTATATGGTAGTAGGTTATAAAGAATATATCGAAAAAGCTAAAGAAGAGTATAAAGACTTATATATCTCTGATTTAAGTGATTTTAGATATAAGATAACATTACAAAAAATTAGAAACATCTGTAAAGATAAGGAAATTGGTGCATTATTTATTGATGATATCTCTTATATCGAGCTAGATTCAACAGTAAAATTTGATAGTGAAGCTAATAGATTGGGGATGATATGTCAGGAACTCAAGGTAATGTCTGTAGAATTTGGTATTCCTATTGTTATTGTAGCACAGGCTAAACGTAGAAGTAGCGAAAGCAATAGGGATTCGGATTCAATCTCAGATTCTGAATCCATCTTCGGGAGTTACAAAATAACACAAAAAGCAACTAGAGTTATTACTATCAATAAGCAAAAAGATACAGGTGCTATTTTATTCTATGTCTCCAAAAATCGCTATGGAAAAGAAGGAGGAAAATTCTTGTATCTAGTAGATTTAGATACTATGTCTATGTCTTATATACCAAACCTAGAAGATATTTCGCATGACAATGAACTAAAAGAAGATGTACAGGAATTTAAAGAAAAAGTAAAGGGTGTATTCTAAGTCTATTAATTAATAGATTATCAACAAAGTGAGGGGTAACATATGCCAACAAAAGAAGAATTAAAAAGGTTACAGAACTTATCATTAGACGAAAAAATAATCATAACAAAACTCCGTATCACGGAATGGTATGAGCACTATAACGGCTCTGTTCATGTATCATTTAGTGGTGGAAAAGATAGTTCGGTGCTACTTAATATAGCTCGACAAGTTTATCCTGACATGCCAGCGGTATACGTCGATACAGGTCTTGAGTTTCCAGAGGTTAAAGCCCACGTAAAGGCGACGCCTAATGTCACGATTATTAGACCAGATATGTCCTTCAAGGAAGTCATTGATAAATACGGATGGGTTTACCCGTCGAAGGACGTAGCACAGATTATTTACTATGCGAAGAAGGGCATTGAATGGGCTAATAATTGCCTTAATGGGATAAATAAAGATGGAACAAAGTCAAAATTTAAAAGTGCAATATATCCAAAATGGAAACCACTACTAGATGCACCATTCAATATTAGTCACAATTGCTGCAATATCATGAAGGAAAAGCCGATGCATGCTTACGAGAAGTCCAATGGGACGCACGGTATCGTGGCGACAATGGCAGTCGAAAGCATCCGAAGAAAGCAGGCATGGGAGAAAACTGGATGCAACGCCTTTAATACTAAGTATCCGGTATCAAAACCGATGTCTTTTTGGACGGAAGATGATATTCTTCAGTACATCCATAACAACAACATTGCTATCCCGTCGGTATATGGTGATATAGTTCAGCAGAAGGGGCACTGGAAAACAACTGGTGAGCAACGCACTGGATGTATGTTCTGTCTTATTGGCTGTCATTTAGAGAAGGAGAATAAATTTCAACGTATGCACCGCACTCATCCGAAAATATACGATTATTGTATGGATAAACTTGGTATGCGTGAAATACTTGATTATATCGGAGTTCCATATTGAGCACGCCACGTATTACTGTATTCACCGACTGTGCATCGCAGGATGTTGTTATGAGGGTACCCTATGAGCTTGCAGTACAACTCGTAGTCAATGCGCCAGATAGCGACGATAAACAGGAGCTAACAAATAGGATGTATATTGCGGCACAACGAAGTCCAATACTAAAGAAATTACTAACTGATTATGAATGACAGAGGAGGGGGGGACATAATGTTGATTGATGAGGTGGCAGTATAGAAAATATATTTGCGGAGGAATTGGTTGTATTGATATGGCAGGAGTAAAGAATCAGAAATGGAATAAATTTAAGGTTATCAGGCGTGGACTTCAAAGAGACCTTATAGCTATACGAAACAAATTAAATGCTCAAGCAGTTTTTAAAGAAGATAAAGAGGATGTTGAAAAACTAGATAGAGTGCTTGACTTCTTATCAAAGATAGATTATAATGATAGTACATGGTCTTACAAAGGTGTATGCCCTATCTGCGGTTCGGATAATATTATATATTGTCCAATAGAGCCGTGTTGCTTCGATTCACACGACCCTAAAAGAGATTTAGGAAAAATTATAGGATTAATAATCAATCATTGTTTGGATTGTGGATTTACGAATATTGAAAATCCATCTCCATCAGATGACCATAAATCAGAATGGTGAGGTAAAAATAAATGAAAGTAAAAGCTAAACTTGTTGTAGAAGATAAAGATTTTATTTTTGATATACCTGTAAATAAATGTAATAGGGAGGATTTTATTCCTTATATTAAACAACTACTATTAGATTCAAATGATGTAAAAGTAGAGTTTGAAGTAAGTGATACTAGTGCTGGTAATAAATGATTTACCTATCATAACAAGTATTGAGACGATATTAAATGAGTTAAATTTAGAACTAAAGATTAATGGCAAGTCTGGCTTACAGTTTGCAAGAACTACAAGTACCTATAAACAATTACATTGTCCCTTTCATACAGACCATAACGCATCAGCCGGGGTTTCCTTAGAACATGGATATTTTACTTGTTTTAGCTGTAAGAGAAAATTTAGTTTAGCTAGATTTATATCTATTCTACTATACGGCGAAGATTTTGAACTAAACGGAGAACAGTGGTTAATTAAAAACTTTGCAGACTATATACTAGATAATCGTGAAAGTGCACTATTGAAGCCAAGTCGTGAAAAGTTCATACAACTTGCGACAAATTATGTATCTGATAGTGTACTAGATAACTACGCGTTTTACCATCCATATATAACAAGTAAACGTGGAATATCAAAGAATGTGGTAGATTTATTTGATGTGGGCTATGATAGCTCATTCAAATTAAAAGAAGATGGTAACAATATTCCTTGTATTACTTTTCCTGTGAAGGATATAAATGGCCATTGTTTATTTATAGCAAGGCGTGCAATAAACAGCAAATTGTTTAACTACCCCGAGAAAGAATTAAAGCCCCTATATGCAGTACGTGAATTAGCAGTTACTAATAGTTTTGATGACGAATTATACGTTACAGAATCCATTATAAACTGTCTAACTTTATGGTCGGTAGGACTAAAAGCTATCGCGTTAAATGGTACTGGTAGTGAATATCAATATGAATTATTAAAAAACATACCAAATAGAAAACTTGTATTAGCATTAGATACGGGGGATAAGTCAGGAAGAATTGGGGTTAATAAATTATATAAACAACTAAGGAAAGACAAACTACTATCATGGCTTGTGATGCCTGATAATACGGATATAAATGAACTCTATTTACAAGACAAAGATAACTTTTTAAATAATCTAAAAAATATTAAAAAAAGTTATTGACAATGCTACCAAGGTATGTTATAATAAAGCTATCAACAAAGAAAGGACTAGATAATTAAGTAGCTGTATTTGTGCACAAACATGAACTAGGGTGAGCAAAAATCCTTAATTTGTGACGATATGAAAGCATTTGTAAATGAGTCCTTTATCAAACTAAATGACGAACTTGGGAGAGATTAAAATGTTTTTGGAGAACAAAGTGATTATTGAAATCAATACAAAGATTAGGATTCGTGAACCGACGGATAAAGTAACAGAAGAAATGGTCAAAAAAGAAGTAGAAAAAGTAATTAGACCAATGTTTGAAGTCAAAGAAAATGAAGACAAAGAATACGCAAAAGTAAATATTAAAATTAAAAAACATAAATATGTAAAAGAAAAAGGGGAAAAATAAAACATGAGATTAAACCTAGCGCAGGTAAACGAACACATCGAAAATATGAACAAACCACGTACTGAATTTAAATCTATTTATAGTTTTAGCCTAAAAGACAATCACGATGGTGCACATGCATATATTCTGCAGGAGGATGCAAGTAAATCATATTTCTATCGTACACATACGGTGTGGCTAACAAGTAAGGCAGGTAAGAAATTTCCTGTTGAAGTAGACTGCCTTGGAAATGATTGTCCACTATGCCAAGAAGCAATGCTACATAAAGGAGAATACCCAACTGATGTATCATTCGCAAAGGATAACATGTTCATTCCGCTTTATGTAATTGATAAGCGAGATGGTACGGGAACACAGGATGTTGGCGAACTTAATATTTGGAAACGTGGGTCTAAGTATTATTCTACAGACCTTGGGCCGCATAGCGCACGTTATGCTCCTCTATATAAAGAAGCAACTGAAATTGAGCGTGTTGGTGCCAAAGGAAGTAAAGAAACCAGCTATAGACTATTTAACTCCAATACAGATTTTGCAGGAAATCCTATTGCAAAAGTAGATGACCTAGATGCACTAAAGGCAAAATGTGAATTCACAGATGAGACCATTTATGGTGCGGAAGATAGCTTGATTAAGCAGTGGACAAAAGAGCAGATGATTGAGGCTATTAACACTAAAGCATTTCCAACAGGTAAACCACTAGCAAAACCATCAGATGATATTGAAGTACCATTTGACACAGAGGAACCAACACCACGAAATCGTACTTCTGTACGTAAAGCAAGTGAAGATTTAGGATTTTAAAATAACATAAAATAAATCGCAAGGAGCAGTTAATTCTGCTTCTTTTTTTGTTGACTTTAGCTTTAAGCTGTGATAGAATATAGATAAAGGGGATGAGCTAAATGCTTCAAGAAGATAAAATAAAAGAAGAAGCTAATATGGAAGAAGACCCATTAAGAACAGCAAAAGGAATAATGTGTGGTTGTTTATTATCAATAGGTATTTGGTTAGTCATTATATTTATTGGGTATATGATTCTATATTAACATTTCGCGGAAAGCATAAAGAGAAAGGATGATTAGGTGGGATTATTTAAAGTACCAAAAAGAAATAATATATCAACACAAAAGATATTAGATTTAGTAGAAAATGAAGAAGTATCAAAACCAAAAATCACATTAAGAGGAACAAGTTTAAGTGCTAAGATTCAAGCTATTGGGGAAACAGTAGAAAGGAACCTTGGTGCAGAAAAAGATAACTATTTACTTATTCAGACTAAGGAAGAATGGTTAGAGTATTGTAGACAGGCAGTAGACGATGGTATTGTTGCCTTAGACACCGAGTCAACATCGCTAAATAATATTTTAGGTGATATTGTAGGAATGTCACTACAAAGTCCATCTCAAAAGGCTATGTATATTCCTATTGGACATATTAGTACAATTACGGAGCAGTTACTTCCTAATCAGATTAAAAAAGAAGATGTAAAAGAAGGATTAGAAATTATCAAAAATTGTAAAGAGATATATATGCATAATGCCTATTTTGATAGGGTATTATTATATCAACAATTTGGTATTTGGGTTCCATGTACTTTCGATAGTCTCATAGCCGCTAATCTTCTTAATGAAAATGAACCCCACGGTTTAAAGGCATTGCATAATAAGTATTGTGAGCATGGAGATGGTAGTGGTCATAAGTTCGCAGAATTATTTGGTAGTGAAATTCCATTCTGCTATATTCCTTATAATATTGGATATATATACGCGGCGCGTGATGCCCTACTAACATTAGACCTTGTTAATTTTCAAAAACCATTTTTAACAGTAGGTAAGCCTCAATGTACTAAATACGGATTAGAACGTATTTCCGATATTTTTTGGAATACTGAGATGCCAATTCTTGATGTTGTCTGTGATATGAAAGTTAGAGGCATTAAGTTTGATTTTAAACGTGCGGAAGAATTAAAAGAAAAATATACAAAGCTAAGAGATAGAGCTAAAAAGGAATTTGATAAATCATTAGAACCAGTAGAAAAAGAAATAAAATCAAGACAGAAGATGTATAACGATATAGATTATCCCGTTAATTATAATAGTCCTAGTCAAATAAAAATAATTCTATATGATATACTAAAGATTAAGTCTTTGGTCAAAAAATCTCCTCAAGGAACGGGTAAGGCGGTACTCGATGCAATACTAGAATCTAACGAATATAAAGATAGTCTAGTAGGAAATATTGCTAAAGCATTAGGGGAGGTTAAAAAGTATGATAAACTTATAGGTACTTTCATTGATAAATTGACTAAAGAAGCTGTATTACATCATGGTAAAATCCATGCAAACTTCAATCAGTGCGGTACGTCTACAATGAGGTTTAGTTCCTCTAACCCTAAACAAAATTGGGCTATGGCGGCGTGAGCTGTTATAGAATCACATCTAATTCGGTTCCGACAGCCTATACAGGAGGATAGGTATTGTGGTATAATAACAAGAGAACCCTTTACTATATTACAAAGGGCAATACCGAGCCAAGCGTAACAGTAATGTTATGAGCGTGTGTAACGACTAGATAAAGTAATCCTATATGGAAGAACTATCCACGAATGGTGTGTATCTTAGTATATAAGATAAAGATATAGTCTGTACTAATACAGTAATAAAGTATTAGAAGTAAAGATAAAGAGCTTTACGATAACATTGAGAATTTACAACAGATTCCAGCGCACAATGAAGATATAAGAAATATGTTTACAGCAGGTAAGGATAACTGTATTATTGGCGCAGACTATTCTCGTCAAGAGGTTTTACTTGCGGCCTGTTTCTCTCACGATACTAATATGCTAGATTCTTTTAAACAAGGACTTGATATTTATTCCTATTGTGCCTCCTTAGTATATGATTTACCATATGAAGAATGTCTTGAATTTCATGCTGATGGCACTGTGAATAAGGAAGGAAAGGCTAGAAGAAAGAGTTGCAAAGCAATAATTTTGGGTGAACTAACGCCCCTTATGTTAGAAATAGCATAATGAAACCATGTGAACCTATAAATATAGGGTGTATAACTTACGGATAGGAAACATAGGAAATGATGTTTAGAAGTTATGCTAACAGGGGACACTACTTGAAATAGTAACAATCCTGTGCGAAGTCTTTATATATCAAAACAGCTAAATAAATAAAATAGAAAGGTGATTTATTGTTTAATATTTATAAAATAACTAATGATGTAAATAATCTAGTCTACGTTGGCTGTACAACTAAATCTATCGAAGAAAGATTAAGAGCTCATTTTGTTCCTAGCTATAGACAGGATGATTTTCATAAAGCAATTAAGAAAATAGGTAAAGAACATTTTACTATTGAATTGCTAGAACATGGCGAAGAAGATAGTATAAGATATGAAAGAGAAAAATACTATATTGCCCTATATAAATCCAATGACCCACTTTTTGGTTATAACCGCACTATTGGCGGTACAGGTACTATAGGATATATCTTTACTGATGAGGATAAAAAGAAAGTGAGTCTAGCAGGTATAGGAAGAGAACGTTCATTAAAGACACGTAAACTTATATCGAAGGGCAATAAGGGAAAGCGATTAACCAAGGAGTGCAAGGATAAAATATCAAAAGCACGAATGGGAAAATATACAGGAGAAGATAATCCGTTCTTTGGTAGGCATCATACAGAGGAAACTAAAAATAAAGTTTATCAAACTAAAAAAGAACGTGGAGTGTTAAAGCCAGTAATTGGTACTAAATTAGGTACAGATGAAACTATAGAATTTGAGTCATTGCGTAAGGCGGCTAGGTATATATCTACTATTCGCGGCGGCAAGGACACTACTTTAGCTTCCCATATTGGTAACTCTATAGCTGGGAGATATCAATCAAAAAGTGCCTACGGTTATAAGTGGATATATAAAGAAATGTTAAACGACTATCCTGACAAGGAGTAGTTTTAAGGCGAAATTCCTTATTACGAAGTGCATGGCACATAATGTATAGCATTATCTATATAGTTATTTGTACACTATATAGCCTAACGTATAACGAGGGTGAAGATATAGTCTGAGTATATGTTTTATACATATATTTGATAAATTATTCTAAGGGAGTACAGAGTATTGCTAATGACCTAAATATAACTATTGAAAAAGCACAAGAAATTAAGGATATGGTATTTACATCATTTCCGCAACTTAAGAAGTGTATAGATGATACTATTGCTTTTCTGCATAAGAATGGATATGTAGAAAACATGTACGGGCTAAGAAGAAGATTACCAGACGTGTTCTTGCCCAAATATGAGTTTAAATTTAAAGTTACCCTTGATGACAAAGCTAAAAATTATTATACTGGTTTGTATACAAAGAAATTAGACAATACTTTTAACAAGGATGAAAATAATAACATTATAGCTGATGCTAAAAGAAAGGGAATAGAAATAAAGCAAAATGGAGCATTTATTGCCAAGGCTGAACGCGAGGCATTTAACGCTTGTATTCAATCAGCGGCGAGTATTGTGACAAAACGAGCAATACTTAATATTTATAATAATAAACGATTACAAGAGCTGAATGCTCATATCGTGCTATCGGTGCATGACGAGAATCTTCTTGTTTGCCCAAAAGAAAATGCTTATGAGGTAAGCAAAATTATGAGAAAATGTAGCATTGACGCAGGTATTGGACTTGATGTACCATTAAGTCTTGATATGGAAATTTCGGATTGTTGGTGCGGGGATACCCTTGTATTTGATGAGAACCACAAATTAGTAAAGAAAGCGTGAGTTAAAATAGAACTAGACGATATTTTAGATAAAGAAGAAATACCTGTATTGCTTAATAAAAAAGAACTTAGATGGCAAAAAGGTAAATGCAAATTATGTGGAGAACATTTTGATGTATTAACTTATTATCATATAGGATTACATGGATATGATGATTTAAATAAATTCATTGAGGATGGGAATGTAGAATTTGATTTTGAAAGGAGAGGAAAGTCACGAAAGTAAAAACAATAGAACTTAAAAATGCTTTATCATTACTTACAAGTATTATATCCAAAAATAGTATTAAACCCATCACAGAATTAGTACAATTACATGGTAGCAATAATAAACTAAGTTTAGGGATGACAGATAATATAACTAAGATTGCTTTACAGCTTGATTGTATTGATGATTTAGATACTATTGTATTAGATGTAGAACAGTTATTTAAACTTACTAAATTAACTACTAAAGAATATATTAAGATTGACATTAAAGATGAGATTGTAGTTATTAAAGGTAATGGTACATATAAACAAGCTATTAAAACTGATGAAGTAAACAATAGACTTCTCCTCTCTATTACTTTTCCGCGAGTAGATAGCTTATATGATATTGATTTATCCGTATTTAAGACAGTATTGAATAGAAATAAATTATCATTGTTTGTAGGTGAAGACCATCCTGAATTATACAGATATTATACGGATGACGCTTATACAATTACATCAGATAGTAATACTATTGCAATAACTAATATTAGTACCAAGATGCAAGATATTATTGAACTATACCCTGCTGTAGTTGTTGATTTAGCTAGTCTTAATTGCAAGGCTAAATATGGTATTTTAAATAATATTATCTATGTTCAGGCAGATGGATTATATTATTCTACAATTAAGCTAAAGGATAATTTATTTCCTATTAACGAGATTGAACCATTTATCACAATCAAAGATGATATGGATGTTAGCTTTAAAATTAGCAAAAAAGAAATCAAGGAATCGATTAAGCGATTAGATATTTTTGATGTGAATGTATTTGACACACCTGCTGTGTGCTTGACAAACAGGGATGGGTATGTTATACTAAGTGATACTAAGGGCAGAGCAGAAGAAGAAACAGGAATTAAAGTATCATCTGACTTTAGTATTAAGCTAGCTACGACTACACTATTAAAGATTATTTCAGTTATGGAAGAAGATATTACTATTTATATTGGCGATGGTGTAGCTGTATTAGAAGATAGTATTGGTTATTATATTATTTGTGGGGTAGAATGAAATGAAATTTAAAACAGAATTTCTAAGAAACGAATTGTATTTGCCGGATGAGGCATTGGAAGACCATATCATTGACAATGATAGGTGGAGCATCATGCATGAAATTATCTTTGAATACGAAGGTAAGCACTATATGACTTGGTATTCCATTGGGGCAACAGAGATGCAACCAGAACAACCTTGGGATTATGAAGATGAAGTTGACTGTAAGGAAGTAGAACTCAAGGAAATAACTGAGAAGAAATGGGTGCTTGTATGAAAGCAGAGGTAGTTTAATTGTCAAGAAAATCATTAGTTAGTATGATTAAAGGAGCTAAAGAAAAAGAAGTAGACTATGCTACAGATTTCCTTAGTAGTCTTACTTATACTATTGAGAAGTATAATATGGATAATAAACACATGCCAAGTGCTACCTTTAGTCCTTCTAGCATGAAGTGTGATAGACAGATGATTTATAAACTACTGTCCGTGCCTATTGATAATAAAAAGGACAGTTATCAATTAGTTGGTATATGTGAAACAGGAACAGCTAGACATGAAATTATTCAATCTTATGTTAATAAAATGAAAGATATGAGTATTGATTGTGAATATATCAATGTAGCTGAATATGTAAGAGAACATAAATTACCATTAAAGATTGGCAAAGAGAGTAATTTCGTAGATGAGTTTGAAACACATCTATATACAAAACATGACTTTGGAGAAAATAATCCTTTTGTATTTGATAGTTCTTTTTTATGTGATGGCATAATTAAGTTTAAAGGTAAATATTTTATCTTAGAAATTAAAACACAAGCATCAATGAAAGCTATGAGACAAACCAATGTTCAAGAAGAACATAAAGCACAGGCAACGGCATATAGTCTATTCTTAGGAATCAATGATGTTATGTTCCTATACGAAGATAGAGACTTGCTGGGGAAGAAATGTTTTATTTATAGTCCTACAGATGAAGAAAGAAGCAATCTACTTAAAAGATTAAATAGTGATTGGGGATTAGCTATGAATAAAACAATTTGTGCTAAACCTAATGTAGATAAAAAAGTATGTCAATATTGTAATTATCAGATGTGTCGTAAAACCCCTGCCTTTAGGCATGGGGATATAAGATACAATAAAGGTAAGCATATTGAGAAATTAGTATGTAGACATAACTAAGAAAGTTATGCAACAAAGAAATTGA